TACTTAGATAATAATCCTGAAGTTAAAGACTTCTTAGGTACTTCTTTTATAGACTTAGTTAGAGCTGAGATAGGTACTGCTATAGAAGCAGGTTTATTAAACTTTGATAATGGTAAGTTAACTAATAGATTAATAGATTTAAACCAATTAAATGAAAAAGGTGGAGATGTATTTGCTGTGATGGGTGATTATGTACTTAACTCTTTAATAGGGAATGTTGAACAAACTAAGATGTTTAATGGTGACCCTGCATTGTTTAAAGTAAAAGAAATTAAAGAAGTAGGTACACTTATAGATGCTAGTAAACCATCTACTCCAGAGAATACAGTTCAATGGGCAGACGTAGATATGTTTGGAGACTTTAGAAAAAGAATTCCTTCTACTAGTGCTTCAGGTAAAGACTTTAGAATATATAACCATTCTAATGGTACTCCTGCAGTTAGGTCTTTCTACAATTCAGCTACAGTAGCTAATATTGATGGTATTGGTTCTGAGTTTTTTGCTGGAGAAGATGGTAAATTCAATAAAGGTAATTTAGAAAGAATTAGTAAAGCTACTAATCTACCAGTTAGTGAACTTGAGAAGTTATTTAAACCTTATCTAGGAGTAAATGTAACTGATGCACAAGCTTGGATTACTTTACCTGTCTATAAAGAAAGATTACTAGGATTAGGAAAATGGTCCCCAGCACATGAAGATGCATATGCTGCTATGTATGCTACAGATGAAACACCTACTCCAGAGCAAGTTAAATTATTAGCTATGCCTCTAAAGACTGTTCATAATGAGTTAGTTAAGACTAATAATGATGTAATGTCGTTACATTATAATAAACAATCTGAAGCAGTTTTACTTCCTATTATGACTAAAGGTACTCAGTTAGAGAACCTAAGATTAGCAATGGAAGCAGAAGATAAATTTGATAGTAATGGTAAGTTAATATCTAAAGGTGGCCCAGACCACGTTATTGTACTAGATGGTAAGAAAGCAGGTGGAGTTGGTATTACAGATATTTCTGATGGAAATGGTAATATTGTAGCCAATCCTACTTTTAATTCTACTAAGTTATCTTATAGAAGACTATTCCTACAGCAAGATTTATCTACTAAAGGTACTAAACAAACTGTAGTAGGCTCTCAAGGTGTAAAGAATGTACTATCTGTAGTTAATCCAAATGAAATGTATGGAGAAATTAATGGTAGAGATTTAATAGATAAATACCATGAAGTAATTTCCCAATTATCTGACATAGGACTTAACTCTTATAAAAAGACAATTGGTTATTCTGAAGAAACTGGTATAAATGATAAGGCTCTTAGACAGCTACTTGCTAATGAATTTGCAGGAGAGATTTCTGATAACCACATTGACGCTATTTTAGGAGGTATTAATTTAGATGCATTACCTATTTCTAAGAAGATACAGAATAAGTTACACGCAATGTTAACTAAAAAGTCTGTAAAACTTAAGCAATTAGGTGGAGCAATGGTACAGTTATCTGATTTTGGATTTGTAGGTACTGAAGTAGATATGGATTCTAAAGTTAAAGATGGTATTGTTTGGCTTAAAGACCCTAAAGAAAGACTTCAACCTATGAGAATAGATGAAGAAGGTGTAGTACATCCTGCACAAATCTTAATGCCTCATAGTTATTTAGCTAAAGAGTTAAAGAAACAAAATATAGATATTAAAGGTATGACTCATAGTGAAATTATGAAGTTAATACCTAAAGAAGTATTAGAAGGTTTCTCTTACCGTATTCCTAATCAAGGCCCATCATCTAATGATGCTTTTGAAATTGTAGGTATATTACCAGAAGAAGCTGGAGATACTATGGTAGCTTACTCTGCTATTACTACTAAAACAGGTTCCGATTTTGATATTGATAAGGCATTTGTTATTTTACCTAACTTTAGTATTGATAAAGAAGGTAGAGTATTCTATGTAAAAGATAATAGTCCTAAAGGATTAGAAAACCAGAGATTAGAAATGATGCGAGATATGCTTATGCATCCTTCAGCTTATGCTGCTGTTATGGCTCCATTAGATGATCCATGGTTAGAGAAGTTAGCTACTAAGATTTTCCCTGTTAAGGAGAAACTTAAAAACTTGCAATTCTTCACTGGTAATAATCAGATGAAAACTAAAGCTACATTTGATAGTGCTAAGTCATTAGTAGGTACAATTGCTAATCACATGACTCACCACTCTTTAGCTTTATCTGAAGGTCTGTATTTTAATGACTACTACTTAGGTAAAGGAGTTAAAGTAGGAAATAATACATCGCTTTCTAATAAAGTAGATGAAAATGATAATAATGTAGCTAATACTTTAGGAGCATTTATGAATGCTATTGTTGATGCTGCTAAAGACCCTTATATTACTAGAGCTAATATTAACCAGTTTACTGCTAACACAGCTTTTATGATGGCTAGAGCAGGAATTAGTAGAGAATGGATTGTATCTTTTATGGGACAACCTATACTTAAAGAACTAGTGGCTTATACTGCTGATGCTGAAGGTAAATTTGCTAAAAAGGGCAGAAACGCTAAAGGTGAGATTATCAAGCCTTTAGATGTACTATTAGCAGATTATGATTTTAAAGGTAATATCCATGATATAAATATGAAGTATATGGATGAGATTTCTACTACTACTGAAGAGTTACAAGCTAATTTAACTGTAGGAGAAGTAAATAAAGCAGAGCAGATTAAAATATTAGGGCAATTCCTAGAATGGCAAAAGAAAGCTAAGCAACTTAATGAAGTAGTTAAGATATCTAAATCAGATACTGACGGTGCTACTAAGAATCAAGGTACTGCTAAGCTTACTGAGAACTTACTAAGAAAAGTTATTGCTGATGATGCAGTAGGTAATGTAGATAAGTTAATGGGCTATGATGTAGTTAATGGTGAAGCAGTATTTAATGGTTCTAGAATGACAGGTACTTATTTTGCTAACTCAGTTAGAGCTGCTAGAATAATGTATGAAGGTATGTTTGTATCTAATTCACCTGCAGTAGAAAACTTAACTGACCTTATGGCTTCAATGTCTGGGTATGTATATTTAACTCCTGGAGCTCAAAGTGAAGAAGTAGATAGTGCCATTAAGAATGAAGCTTATGCTATGACTGCTACTGATACTTCAGCATTTGATATAGCTGCAGATGTTAAAGAAGGGTCTAAGTATAGTGAAGGACAAATAGGACTTCATAGATTACTATTTGGTAATTCAGAAGAAGCATCTTTAGCTGAAAGACTACTTGAAGCTAAGTATGGTGTACATAAAGATAATGCATTAATAAATGCTTTAGAAGTTAGAGCAGGAGATAAAAATAAGCCTAGTGCTATATTTTTACCAAAAGGAGAAGCATTAAAAGAGGCTAAAGATGATTTATACCTAGCTTGGGAAGAACTTAAGTCTGAAAATCATTACTTGGCAGATGACTTAATGTTATACTCTTTCTACGCTTCTGGTATGTCTAAAGCAATAGGCAGTTTCTATGAGCATATCCCTATGCAATTCTTATCTGATAAACACTTCTCAGATCAGATTAAACATAAAATAGGTGAATATTCTAATCCTAAATTTCTAGAAGGTAAAATGGATAGTATATACAAACATTTATCTAGTAATGACCAACTAGTACCTACAGTTAGTGATAAAGTTTACTTCAGAATGAAGACAGTAGATAACAAAGTAGAAATACCTACTTCAGTAGGATTTATACTTACTCCTGAAAAAGGGACTAACTATGTTGCTGGACTAGATGCTAATGGTAAATATGTGTTCAAGAGATTTGTAAAAACTAAGAATGGTGACTTATTTCAAAATGCAGGTACTACTGAAAAAGGTAACGCTGTATATGTTAGGACTAATAAGTTAGGATACAATAATAAAGGTGTAGTTATTAAAGAATACATGGGTAAAACAGATAAGGTTTCGTTATTCAAAGAAAATAATGTAACTTTACCTGCAGAGATTATGCCTTATTTAAATGCTACTATGCCTGTGAATGTACCAGTATCTGAGTATGATGATACAGCAAGTAAAGCTAAGAAAAAGGAAATGAGTAAATCAGAAGCAGTAGATAATTTAAAATTCTGTATAAACGTATAATATGAGTAATAAAACAAGATGCCCTAATAAAAAAACTAGAGAATGGCAACTCTTAGTAGAGAAACATAACGGAGTTACAGAAAAAGCTTTTATAGAATGGGATAGTTTAGACGGAGCCTATCCTACTGATATTCTTACTAAAGTAGAACAAGAAGAAGGTATAGCACCTAAAGAAGAATCTTACACTCCAGGTACTACTGAATATCTAAGGGAAAGAGATATTATCTTACAGAAAAGTAAAACTATTATAGAGCTTAAGATTAAGAAGTTAGGTAATATAATGCAAGGAAATGAAACTTTAACTGATGCTGAAAAGGAATTCAGAGAATTACTAGCAGAAATGAATAGTAATAGTGCTGATATAGCTTTACACAGATTTATCTTAGCAGGTAATAGAATGTCATCTTCAGCTAAGAAGTGGATGGCGGAACTTAAGAAAGAAGATACACCTTCTTTAGATAAACTAAAGCAGATTAATGAATTTATTCAGAGTTTTTCTATTATTGATGATATCAAAGAAGAGTTTTTCAATGATCCTAAGCATAAAAAAGATTACGCCATAGTAAATGACATATCTACTATAAGAAAGGGAATTAAAAATGACTTTATAGTACTAGCTAGAGAATCATTAGCTTCTCAATTTGCTCCGCATTTTGCCAAAATAGAGGCAGAAGAGAGAGTTAAAGCAGAAAGAAAATTTACTGCTGAGGAAAAAGACAGATATAAGGAGCAAGGACTTAGTGGTAAACAGTTAGCTGAAGCCAAGAAGGAGTATATAGACAACTATATGATGGATAATGCAGTACGTATCCAATATGCTACTGAGGATTATCTTAATGATATGCTTCTAAAAACTGTAGATGTTAATAGTATTATTTCATATGCTGTCAACCCTAAAGATATGAATAATGATATTATATCTTTAGCTGTAGACCAATTAGATAAAGCAGACTGGGAAATACAAAAGAAAACTATATCCGCTAGAGACAGATTAGAATTTGCTAACCAAGCTTTTATTAAGCAAGTAGGTAAATCTGGTAATCCTGCAAACCAATATAGTGTATTACTTACATCTGATAACCAGATTATTAATAAAAAGGTTAAAGGATGGGTAGAATTTAAAAAAGAGTATGAAGGTACTGCAGTATGGGAGTTACATTCTATATTAAGTGAGCTAATAGAAGAAAAAGAGGCATTAGTACCTAAAAGAGCTAAACTTGGGTATGGTTTACCTTCTATTAATAAAAGTAATATAGAAAGAGCCTATTCTAATGGTGTGTTAGAGACTTTAAAGCAAGGTACTATTGACCATTTCAAAGTAAGGGCAGAGGATACTGAGTTTGGAAATATAGATTTAAGTACTGTAGAGGAAGTAGACGGTAAAAAAGTAAAAGAAGTAGTTGTTAGTGAATCAGGTAAAGAAAGAGAAACTATACCTATTTTCTACAGACAGAAAATAGATAGTAAAGATTTAAGTAAAGATGTAGTATCCTCTATACTACTAGATTACCATAACTCTTTAAACTATAAATTAAAAACAGAATCTGCTGTAGTATTAGATGTACTTAAAGAAGTAGTATCTGCTGCAGACATAAAAAAGAAGGCTAATTTTACTAAGATTACTAAAACAATAAAAGGTACATTAGGTAGAGAAGTAACTGAATCTGCAGAAGGCAGTAATATAGTTAAAACCTTGGACCACTTAATTAGACATAGAGTATATGGTATTAATATAGAAGGTGATCCTGGTGTAGCTAAGGTAGTAGGTTCTCTTGGGAACTACTCTTCTATAATAGGAATGGCAGTTAACCATATTTCAGCAGTAACCAATGTTTTACAAGGTACTACTATGTCTACTATAGAAGCTATGGGTAATTCTACTGGCTTATTTGGTATTAAAAATAAAGCTAATGCTATAGCTAAGTACCATTTAGACGATGTTGGTATTATAGGAGATATAGGGCAAAGAGTACCTAAAAGTAAGACTAATAAACTAGTTGAACTATTCAATGCCTTTTCTGAGTACCACGCTTTAGATAAAAGATTTGTAGATAATAACACCGCTAAAAGGATGGCTAATACAGGTACTCTAATGGGTATGCAGGCTATGGGGGAACACTATGTTCAAAGTGTAGTTATGTACTCTATTTTAGATAACATTAAAGTAAGAAATGCTAACGGTAAATACTTAACTAAGGATTTTACACCTACAGATAATAGAGATGAAGCTATTTCATTAGATACTGCTTATGTAATTAATGAAAAAGGTGAATTAGATTTACACCCTTCCGTAACTAGTACGGATAGAACTCCTGGTGTAGGTATGGAAGATATGAGAAAGATAAGTAAGTTGATTAGAAGATCTAATAGAGACTACTATGGTAACTACGATGCTTCTAATAAAGCTGCTATCCAAAGACACGTAGTAGGAAATCAAATGCTTAAGATGAGAGGATGGTTAATTCCAGGTATTCAAAAAAGATGGAGAGGATTTGGAAATATAAACACTAAATTAGGAGAAGAAGATATAGATAGAAAGTCCTTTAACTTGGAAACAGGTCAATTTGAAGAAGGTACTTATACTACTACTATGAGATTTCTATGGCATCTTAAGGGTGATTTGAAAACTATGAAGATTCAGACTGTTCCTGAAAATTGGAATAATCTTACTGATGCGGAAAGAGGTAGAATTAAAACTGCTATAGCTGAAGTAGGGTTTGCTGTATTAGCATTATTAGTTTACAACTTAGCTGCAGATGGAGATGACCCTGAAGATGTATATGTAGCATTATACGCTAGACGTTTATACTCTGAACTTACAACATTTGCTAATCCTATTGAAGGAGTAAGAACATTAAGAAGTCCTGCAGTAGGCTTAAGTACTGTAGAGGCAGGACTAGAGTTAATTATGCAAGCTGGAAGTGATTCTTTTGCTGTAATTACAGGTGGAGATGCAGAAAGATACAAATCAGGTAGACGTAAAGATGAGCTTAAAATTAAAAGAAGATTAACTAAGTTAGTACCTGTATGGAAACAACTAGACAGAACTGCTAAAGAATCATTAGATTTCTTACTACAGTAGAAAAGTCAAAAAATTTAGAAAAGTCAAAAAAGGGGAAGTTAATTCCCCTTTTTCTTTTTAGTTTCGTTAATGTTCCGTAAATATTCCGTGTATATCCAGCACGCAGTGCCTAAATATGTATAAGTCATTTTATAACTATTTTATCATTAATTACTTCTACAGAAGTTGCGAAACCTTGCATTACTCTGTAGGGTTGTCTTTTATTCTTCTTACTTTCACAAGGTAAGTTACATTCTAGGTCAGTAGCATGAATGCACTGATTCCTAAAATGTACAGACCATTTATCTGTCTGTCTTACCCAATGAAAAAAGTATCTATACTTCTTTTCTGGCATACTACCCACATTTAGAGCTTCCGCATTCCAAACATAGATTACATCCTTCTTGAAATATTACATTTTCTGAACCACAATCATTACAGCTTACTGTTGATTTTGCCCCTTCAGGAATATACTTCTTAAGTACTCTTGCTAAAGATTTAGTAAAACTAAACATATCACCATCAGCTTTACGTAGTTGTTCTACAATAAACTTGATATCAGCTCTGTGTCTTAAACTAGTACTCACTAATCTAGTAATAGCTGCCTGTTCATCAGTCATATTACTACTAATATCCACAGTAACATCTCCTTTCTTAAAGTAATAGTCACCTCTAGCTTTCTTTAGAATAACTCCTACTCCTGACATTTGATTATCAGATTCATCAATAAAGATTTCATATGGCTTATCATCCATTAAACCTACAATGATTTTGTATGCTACATCTTTAGTAGTACTATTATGTACATGGCCTATTAATTCTGTAGGCCTTTTCACAGCATCTACATAATCAAAACTATCAGTAGATTTAGCATCATTAGAAACTAACACTCCAGACCTTGAACCATCTCTATAAACAGTAATACCTTTAAGTCCCATTTTCCAGGACTCTAAGTAGATTTCAGCTACCTCTGCTTCAGTTACATCTTCAGGTAAATTAATAGTTGAGGATATACTATGCGTAATATACTGTTGTATAACACTTTGTATTTCAACTCTTCTTACCCAATCTATATCTGGTGCAGTAGCTCCAAACCAAGGAGATAATTCATAGCATTCTTCTATAGTAGGATTAGTAATAACTTTATCATTAATACAAAGTTGCCAATTATCTACTCCTTCTTGATAATCAAAATTACCTGCTTCAGTAACTCCTGCTTTACCGTTTACTATTAACCAATCCTTAAAAGCTCCCATCATTACAGGATACTCTTGCCAAGTATCTCCATTCTGGTCAGTAAAATCAACTCTAGAACCTTCTTGGCCAGGATTAACTTTCTTTCTACGCATATAATAAGGTGCAAATACAGGTTCTAATCCTGAAGATAAGTTACAATGTACAATAGCCTTAGCCATAATAGATAAACTACCTGTTGGTGCTACTGTGCTCCAAGACACATTTCTACGCCCATATTTATACATTTTTTGAACTTGTTCTGGAAACGTGTTCAATAAAAACTGATAAAACGGATTAGTACCTTCATAAGCACCTGATGTATGACCATCTGTAACTCCTAAGTATTCCAAAGAACTATCCCATCCATCAAAAGTACCTCTTAAGATACCCATATCAATAGTACAGTCTAATTCAGATTCCATTTTAGTATGCATAATAGTCTTAATCATCTCTAAACCTTCATCAGAATCATACTTTAATCCTAAAGCTGCAAGTGTATCTCCTAAACCAGTAATTCCTAGTCCAGTTCTTCTACTTGCAAGAGCTGTTTTCTTAACTTTATTCCATAGTTTAACTTCTACTGAGTAGTTTTGCTCTACTTCTTCTCTAGAAAGCTCCCCTGTAGCTACATCTTCTTCAATGTCTTTAGCAAGTTTAGCTAGAATTCTATCTATATGCTCTACTTCTAAGTCAATTAAATCATCAGATAATCTCATTGCCTCATAATTATGAGTATAGAATAGGTTAAAGTCAAACTTAGCCTCCTTAGTAAAAGCATTAGTTACATAGTGGAACAAGTTATGTGCAATTAATCTACATGCATCATAAGGTTGCATCCCTATTTCACTACAAGGATTAGTAGTTATCTGTTTAAATTGAGGATATACTCCATCAGGAGAATAATTTACCATTCTATTCCAGAACATTAGTCCAGGCTCAGCTACATTATGAGCAGACTTAATAATCTCATCATAGTACTCTTTAGCTTTAATCTTTTTAATGTAAACATCTGCGTCTACAAAATTAAGTTTTGCTAATTTATTATACTCCATCCCTTCAGGAAAGTATTTAAGTATATTCTTTTCTTCAAAAGTACAAGGCCATCTAAGAATATAATCTTCATCAGCTTCTACAGCTTTCATAAACTCATCATTAAGTTTAATAGAAATATTAGCACCAGTTACCTGACTTAAATCTCTTTTAATTTTAATAAATTCCATTACATCAGGATGATTAATATCAATAGATATCATCAATGCTCCTCTTCTACCATTCTGTGCAACTTCTCTAGTAGTATTACTAAACCTATGCATAAAGCTTATAGCTCCAGTACTAGATTTAGCTGCATTACTAGTAGCTACTCCTTCAGGTCTAAGTGGAGAAATATCAATTCCTACTCCACCTCTACGTTTCATTAGTTGAGCCATTTCCTGATCCTTCTGGAATATACCTCCATAAGAATCAGTAGGTTGACCCACTACAAAGCAATTACTTAAACTTCCAATAGAATCTGCCCCTAATTGACTCATTACTGAGCCTTGAGGTATGATATATTTAAAATCTTTGAATAAGTTATATATATCTTTTTCTAATAACTCCTTACGGATTTTACCATAGTCAGATAAATTACTTGTTTGCTCCTCAGTATAAGTCTTTTGAAACTCATATTTATCCTCTACCCTAGCAAATTCTTTTGCCATTCTTCTATGCATATCATCAGGAGTTACCTCACTATCTAATGCATATTTTCCTTTCCATACACTAGCAGCTAACTCATCACCTTTAAAGTAATCAAGTAGCCTAGTGTCTTTATCTTTTCCCTCCATTTTATAAATTTAATTTATTTCTAATTCTAAGTCAAGTGCTTTAAATAAAAATTTCTCTTTTTCAACTATAAATAACTCTTTAGCTGCTATAATAGTATCTAATTGCGTAGGAGCAATAACATTGACTTCACCACCTTTCCTCTCTATTACATTTATAATAGGTTGGTCATTATTAAGATATTGTATTGTTACATCCCCCTTAAGATCACTATTATCTGTACTATGTATTTTATGTCTTGTTACTATATTGAGAATGGATACATTAAAATCCCTTGTATTTCTATTTTTAATAGCTTGGTTTAAGGTATTAGAGTCAATAATTGCGTCTATTTCTATTGTTATAGCCCCCTTTATCCTAAATTCATCTTGCTTCCCATTAAGCTGGGTTATTTCTTGTAAAAACTGTACTTCTCCCATTACCAATTTATTTTAAATTCCTCTCCATTTTGTTTAGTTATGATATCATTTACTTGTGAGAAGTGGTTACAATTTTTAAACCCTCTAGTAAATGCTCCAGTTGCAGGAAAACCTGCTTCTAATATGTAATTTGATTTACTATCTATTAAAGGTTTACAACTTTGAGCAAAATTACCCCAAAGTAAATAAATTAATCCTGTTTTTTCTCGTAAAACTTTAAATATATTAGACGTAAACGGCTCCCATAATTTAATATGAGAGTGTTGTTTATCTTTCTGAACTGTAAGGGCTCTGTTTAGTAAAAGTACTCCTTGAGAAGCCCACAAAGATACATCATTTATTTGACCTAGATGTAAATCTTGCTCCTTAAAATACACATCTCTTTCTACTTCTTCAAATATCTCTTTTACTACAGGATGTAAAGGGTATAGTTTCTTAGATTTAAACGCTAATCCTGTAGCATGTCCTGCTATATGATAAGGTTCTATCCCAACTATTACTACCCTCACATCTTCCCATTTACATAGTTTAAATGCTTCAAACATTTCAGTACTTTTAGGCATAACTACGGAACTTTTCCTCCTTTCTAGTACTGTTTTTCTTATTGTCTCCATATCTTCAGAAACCAGAAAAGGCCGTAGTACATTGTACCACCCCTCTCCTAATTCCTTTAGATACCATTCTGTTAATTTATTCATCTAACTTATTATTGTCTAATTTACTATTATCAAGTCTTAAATGATTTCTAAATATCTCATCTCCATGATAAAATACACTATATAAGTCTACATCTTCAGGTATAGGGGTATCTAGTAGTAAATCCTTTTCTAGGGACTCCTTACGTATAGGTGATTTACTTAAAATCTGTCCTAATGTGCTAGTTTCCCTAGAATTATGGAATCTTAGTATCCTTTCTTTAGTGCTTACACTAACACTAGAATACTTACCTTTAATTAATAAATTTACGTCTTTTTTATGTTCTTCTGGAATATCAAATTGATATAATACTTGGTATTTATCCACATCTACTGTTTCTTTGTACCAAGGATGCTCCATTAGTTGTTCTTCAAATTTTATATAATCTAATTGCCCACTAAAACGGTAAAGTAAATATATACTATCTCCGTAATCTCCATAGGGCTCATACCCTATAAATGCATTGACAAATTGTGTAGAAAATTTAAAAAACGCCCTATTATCCCCTAATAAGGGCATAATAAAGTTAAACGTTTTTGTTAAACCGTTATTTGTTATAAGTTTGTAATATGCTGGCTTATTTGCGGTAGCCTTTATTTTCTTTATATTAGTTAGTTTATATTTTGTTTTATTTAGGTTTATTGTTTTATTTTTGTGTATCTTGTACTCTCCGCCATAATTTATGCTTTCTATATTACCTTCAGAATCTAATACTTCGTAGTCAGCATGTGCTGGACTAACATGTATTGTTCTGGGGTTCTCTTCTGTAATAATTACAGAAACATTTTTCTCTGTTGTTAAAACTATACTTCTTCCCATCTCTCTGTTATCCTAAGTTTCGGTAACTTAGGAATATATCCTACCTCATTCTTGAAGTCCTCTGTGTTTCTTAATAAGTAAACTTGTCTAAAATTCTTTTGAAACTCATAAATTCCTACTGAGGTTGATTTAAATTTCTTACAGTATTCATTTAAAACTGTACCTCTCATCTCATCTAGTGTCTTACAAGTTGCTAAGATATTATTAGCCTTTACTTCTCCTACTCCTGGGATTCCTTTGATATTATCTGTAACATCTCCCATTAATGTCTGCAAAAATATAAATACTGCTGCATCTTTTTTGGTGGTTTTACCTGATTCAAACTTTTTAAAGTTAAACCATGGTCCCCAAACAGATTGCAACACATCTTTATCTATTGACATATTTATAAAAGAGAATTGTGGAGAAGCTATTGATACTGTGGTCATTACATATGCACTTAAGTCATCTGCTTCTAACCCCTCATAACTTACCCCTCCATATTTATCTCTTAAATACTGCTTTATTTCTTCTAAATACTTCAACTCTGAAGTTGGCCTTTTCCCTTTATACTCTGTATTAACTTGATGCCTAAAATAAGGAGAGTCAGATAAAAACATATAATAATGAGAACAATGTACTGCATTTAATGCATTACTTATTAAATCATCTACGTTATCTAAACTCTCCTGTAAGGTATCTTTACTACATATATAAGCTATAGGGTCTGCATCTATAACACCTACCTTAATCATGGTACTAATGTTAATTGACGTTCCATATTTAACTGCTGTCTGAAACTAATATGCTCTTTAACCTCTAATGCTAAATCACTTAGCCACACCTTTTTCTCCTTAATACTTTTTACTTCATTAGGAATGCTTACAGTATTATATAATGAAGTTAAAATACTATCAGTAGGTATAATATCTATACCTGCTGCTACTAAAGGAGCCTTAATATGCTTTCTATAATGAGGTCTTAAGTTCTTAAACTCTGACCTTACTACATCAAATTCAGGATCTACCCATACCTCATAAACTTCAGGTAAAGGGTTTTCCTTCATAATCATACATAAGTAAACATAAGGTACAAAGTCCTTATGTAGTACAGTCTCCATTAAAGGTCTAAGTATACGTAATTCCCTATTATGGTAAGTACGCTGTATATTGTATATACTTCCCCTGTTAACCATAAAAGCTTGAGTACGTAAATTAATATGATGCCATCTATATGCATGCTTATTAGATCTTATTAATTCAGCGTAACTACTACCATAATGATTAAAAGACATATCAGGTAATCCATATTCTATAGTACCATAAATGACTTTATCAATAATGATATTTATACTCTGCCTCAGTAAGTCTTTAGCTAACTTTTCTAGGGATTGGGTACTAGCATCATCAAAATTTGCTAAGATAACTGCTTGATTTTTTTTAAATAAGCTATCTACTATACTAGCTATGTGTACATTTAATCCCCTATTATACTTCAGTAACTCAGTATAATCTGGAAGTCTTTCTATACACTTTACCATTACACGTACTAGTTTTTTGCCTATATCATGTGACATTAAAGTAGTCCTATCAAAATGTCCATAATTACTTCCAGATGTATAAGTCCTCCTCATTTCTATAGCCATTATAGCATTTATACCATGTAAGGGTACATACTCTGCCTGCTTACTGTTATTAAGTAAAGGGATAGTTGAAGTATTTCTACCAATACTAGGAGCATACTCATAATTTTTACTAGAATGGTTCTGTATTATTTGGCTATCAAATACTTCACGTATATCTGTCATATTTACTATTTTAAATTATTACTTCTTCAGCTACTACGTTAGTAGCTTGTACATTTAATAGAGGTAATTCAAAATCAATTCTGAAATCCATACTTCTAATATCTGCATTAATATACCTATTAGCTAGGTAATTATTTAATCCTGCTACCATTAAGGAAGCTATAAATGAACCACAATGACTTGTAGCTTTAAAAGAGCAAGGTGCATCTTCAACTTCTGAATCAGCAAAAATCTCTGCTCTATATTGGTCCTCTTGTCCTTTTTGAACTAGAAACACCATACCTGTTTCTGCAAGCATTCTCGTGCTCTCCTATATTTTCATATAGGCACGGACTATATCATCACCCTATTAGGGTGGAGGACGCTTTTTCAATAGGTTACTAACCCTATCTACTTCCTGTTATTAAGCACACTTTAGTGCTCAGGTAGTCTCTGAACCTTCCATAGATGTGTCTATGGCTTGGCTGCTGATTGGCATATAAAAATACAAAAGGGCTAGTTAAACCCTTTCTAGTTTTTAGATTCTTTCTATTTGAAGTATCTCACGGCTTACCCGTATAACCTGTCAACTCTTAAGACGGAGCTAAGGGAGTCTTCTTGCTTTATTCCGAATAATTAGCTCCTAACCCTTTGCTAATCATCTAGGGGAAGTTTTTAACCTACTACTTCCAAACGGGGGTTCCTATATGCGTATATATCTTTCACCAACAATTAAGCGAGTTATTTTTCAACGCAATATTTTATTTCTACTTAGCTTTCCAGCAATTCATCCTCTCCACTGTTAATATTACTACTAACAGGGGCAGATTGTATAATATACGAAAAAATTTCATATTATGCTCTACCATCTACAAATAATTCTCTATCCTCTTCAGCTGCCCACTTCTCAAACATTACTTTTCTAGCTTCCATGTTATCAAAGCAACTAAACACTATAGGAGAATATAAAGAATCCTTTGTGTATCTACCATTTGAAGAACAACGTGTTCCTGAGAAATCTCTAATCATCTCCATAACAGCTACTTCTTTACTTTTACCTATTGCTGAAATAGGGTAAAGTTGTCCTGCCATGTTTGTTTCATCTATTGTATCATCATCGTAGATATGGAGTTCATGGCCAATCCTGGACAGCAATAATGCTACCCAGGAACCAATACCTCCAACTCCACCTACAATAATATCTTCAGGACCAGATTTATACCAATCTGCATCACTGAATCTTACTTTTTTATTGTCTATATTGCTGTCATTGCTGCCCATTTTGTTGTATCTTTTAAATTAGTTAATAGCATTACTTTTTTATCAAATTCTGCATCTCTATCTACATCTAAATAAACTGCTAGTACTTCAGATAGACAATTATATAAATAAGTGTCATCATATATCGTACATGTGTCTATTATTTGTAAAGCCACACAGAAAGTATCTAAATCTGTCAGTTTATTTATAGCAAAGAAATCTGCTATATAATCTTCAAAATTCTCCTCCATTTGTTCCACTAATATTTCTATATGTACATCAGGTAACGCTGTAGCAGTTTTAAACACTTCCCCTATTCTAGCTTTAGATTGTAAATCTGCATAAGCTAGTTTAGGTAAAAAATCCATAACTGAAGGTTTACTATATAATCCTGCAGGTCTTCTTTGAATCTCTGGCTCTTTTTTGTCAAATAAAGTAGGTGTTTTACTTTTTAAAGTACCTAAAGTAGGTAAATCCCAATCCCTAAATCCTCCATGCCATCCAGCATGGTGAGTAGATGCTCCTACAGCTCTTCCTACAGCTCTTTTAACAACTTTAGGAGTACATATTTCAGTAACTCTATCATAGAAAGGTTTAATTTCCTCTGCTAACTCTAAATCTAAATCTATAGTATACAGAATAGGAACTACTTTCTCAATAGTTTCAGTTACTTCACTACCAAATCCTAACAGGTTAAATAGAGAATTCTTAGTTCTAGTTATAGTACCAGATACTTTTTCTTCTCCTACAAATGCTACTTTAGCACACCACTCATCAGGTTCCTTGTAGTTTACAATTAAACTTACATAGTAACTATGATTTGGTGCATTTTCATGTAACTCTGACATATCAGTACCTGAGAAGAAAGTCTTCATATTATGGTGAGTATGGATATGACCTAATCTCTTACCTTCTGCCATAGCATCAGTATACTTATCAAAAGAGTACGTATCATCTGTATCAAAATCATATTCTGTATATGCTCCTGTACCTACATCCATAAAGATAAAATCTTCTGCTTCTAATACCCAATTAGCAGGGTTATCTATACTCCCTTCTTTGGTATTAAATACTAAAATACCACTCCATTCTGTATTATTCTTTACTCTAGTATGTAAATAATGAATTTTCATTACTACTTCTTTACTAAGAATTAACTTAGCTTTATCTTTTATAGGTACTACAGTTCTACTATGAACTTTACCATCATCTTTTAAACTCATATTTTACTTTTTAATTTTTAATAAATATATATTAGCCTCTTTTTCTAATTGTGCTATAGCAAACTTAGTAACATAGGGATGGGCTATATGCACTATGGCTTCATTAGTATCCTCTGTATTATCCATTTCTAATACTTTTGCTTTAACACCTACTCCTTTAAAAGTAAAGAAAGGTATTTGTTTACTATTTATATTACTGATAGATCTGTTAATAGTACTTATGTTTGTAGAAGCATCAATAGTATGGATATCACCATTACTATCTCTATATCTTATATAATTTGGGCTAAGTCCTACAGCTAATGCTACTTCTAACTCTGCTTCATTTTGTACTTTAATTGAAGGTACATCATATGACGTATCTACAGTAAATACAGGATAAATTTCAGATTCCATACAATACCTCTTAAATGTTTGCTCTATAGCAGTAGTACCAGGACTATATGCCCCACTACTTCCCCCTTTCATAGTGATATTTTCCATTCTCCTATAAGGACCTCCTTCTATAGATTCCCATACTACATAAGAATGTAGTATTAATAGTGCATTCTTAAATTCTTCTATATTCCATTCCTCTACAGTTAGGGTTGATACTATACTTCCTGTATCACTATCTCCTCCTAAACAAAATCTACCAAAAGAACTTATTCTAGTGCCATCATTACTGGTAATAGTTGGTAAATGGGAATGACCATATTTACTTTTAAATTCTGGATAACTATACGTACTTCTAGTACCAAACCATCCTTGTAAATGACTCATACTACTATTAAAGTACATTCTAACATATAAATCTCTTATAGTATGTATATGTCCTCTACTATTAGTTATTACAAACTCTGGAAAATGTATAGTTAATGCAAATCTAGCAGTAGTAAGATATTTAGAATCATAATCTAAAGGGTAATCTTTAAGGGCAATAAAATCCCAATTTCCTCCATGTATTTCCTCTGCTACCTCTTTAACTAGTCTTATTCTCATTTCTAATCTAGTCTCTTTAGGTTTTGTCTTCTCTACTACAATAGGTGTAATAATAGGTTCAGGTATACTGTCTACAACTACTTCCTCCACTACTTCTGGTACACTAGGTACTGAAGTATTTTCTATTACTGTTACATTACTATCATCAGCTAATCTGGCTTCTAATAATGCAAAGTCATCTTGTTCTGACATATTATAATTTTTAAGTTAATAAAAAAGGGGAGCATAAGCCCCCCTTATATATTTAAATGCTATCTCTAAGAGCACGTAGTTTTGCAACCATTGCTTCTTGGTGGGCAGTAATTTCATCACTACCACTTTTCACCTTACCAGGTGTAAGGAAAAGAATAACATCTCCTGTAGGTAGCATTGCTGCATCACTATCAAGTGTCATCTTTGAAACCTTCTCCATAACTTTCATATCAGAAATACTGATACCGTTATTTTCTAATTCAGGTTTTAACTCTCCCCATGTAGTTGCACTTGAATTTAATTCTTTTTTCCCGTCAATCTTAGTTGATACAATTGTAATTTTTCTCATCTTAATTTGTGATTTTTAACATAAATAATGAATAAGTTTTAACAGCCTCGTCAAACTTATTTTTGTTTGTAATAAACTCTTCTCCTGAAGAGGATCTTTCTAGTGATTTTTTAGCTTTATCATAAGCGTCTTCCAAAGCATATCTGATTTTATCTGCCAGTAATACTTTAGGCTTGTATCCTATTATGCTTTCTATTTTTGTTTTTAATTCTTCATCTTCCATATATAGATATTAAAAATTCAAGCAGTAATATTTAATTAACTTTCATTTAATTTTATAAATATTACAATTACATAACTTTAAGTCGTCCCTTACTTACAGTTATTACTGCTTAAATTATTTTGATAGTAAACACCAGTTTTCTATCTTCTTCATTTTCAACCCAGTGATATCTTTTTCTACCACTTTCTAATACATAATCAGGGTCATCCCCTGGAATTACTTTACACTCTTGCAAAGAATCCTCAAAGAACTTCTCTAGTAGCCACATATTAGACACATCAGGCATAGTTCTACGTCTTATTTCATATATATCACATGAAATAGATAGATACTTACCTTCAGGTATAATAATAGGTTTCTTAAGTTGTGCTTTGATGTATTTAGAAAAATAAGTATGGTAATATTTAGCCACGGTTTTACGTAAACGCCAATTTAAAGTAGCATTATATAACATTTTGTTATCGTGCTGGCTCTTTATCCTGCACTTCTATATGTTTCCATATAGTTCAGACTATATCATCACCTCCACATGAGGTGCTATGCGCTCTTGGTACTTTACTATCTCCAACTTAATGCTGAGACTCCATGTACTAGTCGTTGAACCTTGAACTCATTTCTGAGAGCCTTGGCTGCTGATTGACATACAAAATAATAAGCTGTTCTTTCCAGGTTAGCATAAACAGAGCGTAACCATTCCCAGCATCTGTCACTTATTATTTCACTTAGTGTTCCAGCAATTCACATAGTTTATTCAGGACCTATATAAATAACTTATATCTCATAGATTCTATAACATAAGGACTAATAGTAGAAGTAAATAATTCTTTAGATTTACTTCGGATATATATCATATTACTTTGCGGTTGCAAAGTTGTTTCAATATTAAATTTATCTTTAAGTAATTTTCTTAAGAAATTATTTTCTTTCCTAGTAAAAGATTGAGTACATAACAGATATCCAGAAATTGTTTTAGCTCCATCATCCATAAACCATATGGCTAATCCTAAAGCATTCATTTTCTGTATAGTACTTCTATGTACAATCTTTTTCTTGTTTTTGTAAAAAAGTTCTCTATATTCAGTAAATATAGGATTCGTCTTACTCCGAAACCTATACTCTTCAATAAATCCCTCTTTATACCTATCATTAACTATCTTATTGTAACAAAGTTTACCAGCTAATTCTTTTTCAGCTAATATACTATGTTTATATTCACAATACTCTTTTTGTTTAGCACTGTGAGCTATAGATAATCTTGAATTTTTCAATGTATGTGATATTTTATCTAAATATCCATCTCCTAACATTGATCCTATTATAAGTTGTTCTAATTTTTCCATATACAAATATAGTTAAAATCTGTATACTTTCAAACTATTTGTGTTTAATCCTGACCGTTCATTACCCAAAGATTAGGTTTTCCTGCAGTTTTGGTATTTTTAAGAAACCTTTCCTCTAAATCATTACAGCAATACGCTTTACCTCCTATAATTAGAGGGGTGCGTCTTAAGTTTTCTGTATGCTTTATTGGTAATTTTTCTCTTTCTGTCCATAGCCAATACTTAGGCATTCTTTTTGCAGATTTCTGGTAGCTGCTTTCCCATTCAGGAATCACTACTTCATAACTTCCCAACATCGGTTAATATATTCTAATAACTTAGCGTAGTTATATTTATGTACAAAGTCAGCACAATCTTTAGTATCTTGAGGCAATATAAAGTGTTGTATGCCAATTAGTTCTTGTAACTTATTAGCTGCTGTTATTCCAGGCTTATCATTATCAAATAATAATCTGATTTCTTTGAAACGTGTAAGTAGGTAATCATAAAAATCTTTATCTATAATAGATGACTCACTTTGAGGAGCTATAGCATGTATGCCAAGTTTCCTTAAGACTAGTACATCTTTATATGATTTAGTAATTATTAACCTATCTCCAGTTTCAGGGAGTAAATCAAATCCTTGATAATCATCTGGACCTGTATTTGTAAAAAATTTAGCTTTCTTGCTATAAGGTTGATATATCTTCCATAGTTCTCTACCTTCTTTGAAACCAAAGTAGTAACCATATGCTGTAGAATGTGCTTTAAAGTAAGAATCATTAAGCCAAAACCCCTCTAAAGGGTATACTTTACCTATTTCTAACTCTTTAACTGTAAATTCATACTGGTCATGCCAATACAATTTATCATTCTCATTCCAATTACGTACACTAACTCTAATATCAGCTGGTGTTGATTCTATCTTAGATACATCTACATTATAGACAATAGAAGCTGTAGGAGTATATTCATAGTCTGACACTGATGACTCAAAACCTAGATTAAAATCCCTGTTTACTATATCTAATGCTTGAAAGTAATTACAACTATATTTCTGCATAATGTAACCAAAGCAACTTAATGCTCCTGTTACTGCATAATCTTTATATAGTAAATCTGTATTTCCTTTAAACACTACACAAGTAGGGGATTTATCTGGTCTTAACTCACTTTTAAATGCCTTACCTACATCAACAAACCCTACGATATACTTCTTAAATATATCGTAGGAATTTATTAATGCAAGAATATTATCCTGACTAACTACTTTTTTACCGTACATACAGTAAAAGTACTAATTATTTATTAAAATAACTCTCCTTCAGTAGAATCTGCTGCTACTGGTGTAGCTGCCATCGCTGTTTTAGCTGGTACAGCATAGATGTCATACTTAGGATTAGTCTTACCAATTGTAGTTGGATTAGTACCATCCAATTCAACATAATTTGGAAACTTTGGAAAGTTTGGAAACCATGCATCAGAAGATTTATTGTGTTTCAATATAATCTTCATAGTAAACTTCTTACCTGCTGCCTGTGGAATTACTTTAGTTCCAATAGCTGTCATAAATGCTTGGAAAGTAGTACTACCTGCAATTGCTGCATAGTAATCTGCTTCAGGCATAATTCTAGTACAAATATGAAGCATAGCCTCATTAGTACTTTTAATAGCCCAATCTTCTTCTGAATCAAAGAACATAACTCTAAAAGTAGCCCCATTTGACTGCTTAATAGTTAATACTGATCTATTCTCCATTAGATTACCGTCCTTATCTTTGGCCATTTCCAAAGAAACAAACTCATTCCCTTCTACTCTTTCTCCAGTTATTACTGGGATGTTTCCTTCTGCTCTTAAAGCATTTCCTTCACTGTCTGTTTTTGATCCGTAACTCATATTTACTTTTTTATTTATTAAAATTGAGAATCAACTGTTGATTCTTCTACTTGTTGGATAGTAGCCTCAATACTATCATTATTTTCTTCTGTATTAATAACAGGTGATTCATCTGCATTAAGCATCTCACCATCTGTTTCTACTTCTGCTTCAGGTGTTTCAGCAATATTCTTTGCAAGTCTAGCTTCTCCAGCTTTACTTGGTGAACCATAGGCAACTTCTCTATCATCTACAATGACAAATGATACCTTTTTAGGTGTTTTTACTTTCTTACCTTTTAATGCAGGATGTTTAAATAATTCATCTACATCTGATTTAGTAATACTATACTTTTCTTGAATAGAGCCTAATTCAGGATTATACCCTTTATCTCCTTCTTTTCTAGTAATACCATTCTCTAAATCTGCTAATACACCTGACAAACTAATTGTTACAGGCCCTGTTCTCTCTTCTGACATATTTTACTTTTTTAATGATGGGTATATTAATTCCCATTTTACGTTAACTAATTCTTCTGTTTCTTCATCGTATTCTGCTACTTTAATTTCAGCACCTTTTAAGTGTTTGCATCTAGCTCCACACATTATTTCATCATTGCTTTTAAAGTTTATCAGAATTTCTGAATCTGGCCCTCTATGTAAGAAACCTATAGCATCTGCATTAGCACATACAGTAAATTTAATTTTACCTGTAAGATCTAAATCTTTAGCTGCTACTTCTTTTCCTTTCTTATCTATGAAAGTATCTTTTACATGACCTACTAAAATTATATTATTAGCAAGTTTCTTCAATTTCTCAATTGCTTCTTTAAATGCTTCTCTTAAATAATAATAACCTGCACCTCTAGGTAATTCTTTAACATTAGTACCATCATAATTTCCTCCCATAGGAGAAGATTTATACATTGCTACTGCCATAGGCATTACCATGTCTTCTAATTCTGTTACTGTATCTACAGTAATAAAATCATAAGGTCTACCTGCTTTCATAATACCTTGTCCAACTTCTGTAATATAGTATTCTGAAGGTTTTTCATCTCCATTACTATCTACAGTAGCCATTCTAGCATCTATAGAGGCTTTGGTTTCTCCTACTGGAGGCATCCATCCTATAATACACATAGACATTGCTTCTACATATTCTGATCCTCTCTCTAAATCCAATATTAAGTTATTTGGTAATAAACTTAATAATGTTGTCTTCCCAACTTTTGGTGGTCCATAAATAACCATCACTTTGGGGTCTTCCCTTGTCACTTTGTGTTTACCTGTTGGTAATACCACTCCTTTGCTCATATATATATATTTAATAATTTCTATTTCCTTAAGGCAGGGACTACAGCTTAGTTGTTTATAGTTTAGATAAACTGTTTACCTTAAGTAGTCTTCTCCAAGACAATCACCGTAGTCCCTTTAAGGGTTATGCTCTTATTATCCAATTACCAGAATCATCTTTCTTGTATTTAGATTTTATATTTTCCAGCCTTGCTGCATACTCATTTCTTGCTGTATTCATTTCACTGGACATTGGTAGTTCTCTAAAAGTACCACAAGGCCCAATAAAATTTAAACCTAAATTTACATTAGGTTCTCCATCTCTATTCTCAAGAATTTCTAAGCTTCTAAAACTGTTACCTAATGCTGCAACATTATACCCTTGAAATTGCTCTAGTTTGTATCTATAAGGACTAAATAATGTCATAATAACATTAGCATCCCTGGTAGTATACTTACTATCTCCAAAATCTTTAAGTGTAGGAGTTAACCTACCTGTTTTATGTCTTTCATCAGATTCACTATCAAAAGCTAACTGCTGTATAATTACAGGACTCATCCCGTAGTTATTACGGAAGCCTACCATATACTGAGATAACTTATCAATAGTTTGTTTAGTACTAAAACTCCTTTCTTCCATTGCCAAAGCAATATGGTCCACCATGCCTAACCAATATCTTTTAGGATTATTGATTTCATATCTGTCAAATCTCATGACAGGTGTACCTTCAGGGTCTTTATTTATATTCTTGGTATGAATAGTACCATGTTGTGCTGCTTTACTGTTAATATATTTAAAGATTCCTGTAGGATTATCAGGCATGTCATGGATAGTGACTACGTCCTCCATCTCATCAAAATACTCTCTATATCCTACTACTAATCTATATAATTCATCCTCACAATAATTCTCTCCTCTTGATAAAATTGTATTAGCATCTGCAATAATACCGTAGTCATGCCACAGTTTCCTACCTATACCTTTAATGATTTTAGTTTGTTTATCTATTTCATAAGAGAAATAGTCTATATCTAACTCAAATCCATCCAATTCATCTTTATCTTTAAGAGTCTTATAGTGGTCATAAGCACCATAAAAGAATATATCATCTGCAAGAGAAGTTTTACCCACCTTAGTACCAGCACCTATTAGATAATAGGTAGATTGCTGAATATTAGGTAAATACCTCCTTAGCCTATCAAAAGGGATAGGAATTCCGACATTGTCTCCATTTCTACCTCTTTCTACTTGAGCTAAGGCTCTTTCAAATGTACTCATCTATTCTTTTATAATTACTTTATACTTCTTAGCTACTAAATTAATGATTTGAGTCATACCTATTTTCTCAGAATTAAGTAATACTATTTCATTTCTAATTTCCCTCTGGTAGATACTAAGTTTAAGAGGTACATACCCCATTGCCTTAGTCTCCTTTAATAGTATACTATTTACTGGTAAATCAGGGAAAAGAGTACGTGCCTTTTTAAGCACTTTACCTTCTTTAGTTTTATAAAATAATGATGTAAATTTTGCGTATACTGCCTTATCCTCATCACGTAATTGTGTTGAAATTAGTAGATGTAATCTAGCTGTAAGTGCATCTATTTCTGCTTTATTTAATTTAGTCATGTTTAATAATTAAATTTAATTAATCCCCACATTAAAGAAAACTCTCTACGAGATTCTTTAGTAGGCTTATCTGATTTGGTAGCAGTTCTTACTACATGAGAAGTACGTCTAGTAGGATCTTCCTTAAGTGTCTTAACTATAGGTTCCTTATTTGCTTCTAAACGCTTATCATGATCTGCTCTAACTTGCTTACTTAAAGTAGTTGCTAATGTATTTGATACAGGGATTTTATCATTCCATATATAGTTACCATTAACTTTAATAAGTATATTACTATGCTTTAAGTGGTGGTAGAATCTAGAAGACCCTCCAACATCTTTTCTAATAGTAGCCATACTTGGGTATAGATTATTTTCTACACTTTCCCTTATTGTATGTAACCTTTCTAAGTTTCTCTGTACTGTACTAGCAATTGATTTTGTTTTTTTCATTTATATCTCTTTATGGAAAGCACTTCCGCCTCCTTTGGTTATTAATTCTAACGGGTTTTCTTTCCCTTCCAAGTCTTCAATAAAAGATGCTAATAAAGAAGTATTGTTCTTGTCAATAAAGTAGTCTGCACATTGCATATAGTTATACCTATCTCTACTCTTTTCAAAAACATACAGCTTTGTAGCATCTATTATATCTTTTTTCTTATAATTAGGATACTTTTTACAGAATCCTTTCATCTTTTTCAATACTCCCTGTTTATCTCCTCTAACAGGTCTTCCACCTGACTTAACTCCTTTAGGGAATAATTCCCGCCATTCATCAATCCAAGATTCTACATTACCTGGAGAAGTATCAGTTGCATCTACAAGTTTCAAGAACTTCTGCCTTAGTATCACTTCTTCCTCAGTAACTTTACACCAACCTTCTCTTTCTAAATAATTAAGAGTAATTCTTAAAGAGTCTCCTGATATAAATTCATAAGGCTCTTTAAGTAAGATAGACATAAGTAGGCAGTAGGTATCAGGTGTTAAGTTATTTTCTCTTAACAACTTAAAATCAATAACTAACTCCATATTCCACCTCCCTACTTTGTTTTTCTACATCTCCAAAATGAATATGTAGCCTCCAATAGTCTTCTACTAATTGGGGAGTACAGTTTACTTCAAATTCTTCTGCTATTTTATCAGATAGTTCTTCTGCCGTAACCAAGTTTGGATACTCCAACTGGATTAATCTCAGTTTTAGTCCTAGTTCGCTTAATGCCACTTCTGGCTTCTTCAATTGTTTCTTTAAGTTCATCATAACTATTTACATATTTAACATTAAAATTCTTTTGACTTTCTCTTACCCATTTCTCTTCTACTGAGCCCTTAACATAAGTTCTAATTAATATAGAGTGCTTATCTTCCATATCTGCTCTTAGAAGTCTTCCTATAGTCTGTATAGACTGCCTCTCTTTAGAATATCTAGCTAATGCTATCCCAAAAGATAGCCTAGGTAAAGTTACACCTTCATCAAACATTTTAACTGCTGATATTATGTTAACTTTACGTCTACCATCTAAGAATGACTTCAACTTAGCTGTCTGACTTTTAGCCTTATCTTTACTTGTAATACAGGTACAGTTAGTTCCTAATATATCAGCTACTTTCTGTGCATACTCATTTTTTAATGAGAATACAATTCCGTACTCTTCAGGGAATAAATCTACTAATGATTGTACTACCTTTAGTTTATTACTAGCATTATACACTAGATTAGACCTAGTACCTATAGCTGACCATGCTTGAGTACCATAAGTGGCGTAAGTCCACTCCATTTTCTTAGTACACTCATCATACAGGTCCTTTTCCATTTTAGTAAAATCTACTGGAAAATTAATAACAGTAAAATTGGCTATAAATCCTTCATCCTCTACATCTTCCAATGAGAGTTTATCAACTATAGGGCAATAAAAACGTAATTCATCTTCTTGATCTGTAGTTAATGATGCAGTTAGTCCTAATATATAGGAGTAAGTACAATTATTAAAGAATTCTAGCTTCTTTTCTGTTACTAAATGATGTATCTCATCAAAGACTACTAATCCATAGTCTCCTGATTGGTTAACTAAACTGGCATAACAGATGAAATCACAATATTTAATGAGTTTTCCTCTCTTAAATTTTCTGAAATTCTCCTGTATACCATCTAATACAACATTTGTAGGTGCTACTATTAATATAGCTCTCCTAGGGTCAACTTTAACAGCATGTTCTACTGCTAAAACTAGTGCAAAGGTTTTTCCAACTCCAGTCGCATAATTGAGAATCCCTTTAAAGTCATTTTTAACCCACCTGTTGAGTCCCTTTCTTATAAGTTCTTCTCTTCTATTCATTTTATTATAATTTAATTATTGTTGCTGCTTCTGCATCTAACCAGGCATCAAAATGAGACTTAGTTCTGCAATATGCACAAGTTATAAAATCTCCTTTCATTTTATTAGACCTTAATCTATGCATGCCTTTCCTAGGCTTACATGACTTACATCCACAATAGTGTTTACTTTTACATTTTGGACATTTCATTTTCCTTTTAATAAGTTATTTTGTTCTTCTAATTCATCAGCTAAATTTCTTAACTGCTGAATTAACTCTATATCTACAAACCCATGTAAATCTGTTACATCTTCAGTAATGGCAGAGCCTCCACCCCAATCTGTAACTGTTACCTGAATGCATGCAGCAACATTACCTCCAAAAGAGCCTATGTGTCTTGATTCTATAGTCATAATTTTTTAATTTTTAATGTTCCCATATTGTTGAAATCACAGCATCAGCCTTAATAGGTACTCTTTTACACCACACACTTCCTGCCTCTACCATATAGTGAGATAGTTTTTCTTTTGCAATGTCTTGGTAGCCTTCTTTAGCTTCTAGAATTATTTCATCATGGACTGTTAATACTAATTTTATATTTTCTAGTAATTCTTTATTACCTAGTAACCATTCATAAATTAATACAATGGCATATTTTGTCATACTTCCTGCAGCACCTTGAATACAATAATTCATAGCTGCCCTAGACATTTTACCTTCTAATTCATCAGCCTTTCTTTTATTACCTTGATATTGATACTTATAGTATTCATTAATATAAGGAAAGAAAAACTTTCTTTTTGTATGAGGATCAATAAGTATGTACCCTTGTGCCAATGATTGCTTAACTACACTTTCAAAGTAAGTCTTTAATCCTGGAAAGGCCTTAAAATAATCCTCATAAACTCTATCTCCTTCTGCAGCAGATATACCTAAATTAGATGCAATAGTAAAACCATTACCTCCATAGGCTAAGGCAAAGTTTGCTGACTTAGCAATTTGTCTCTTTTCTTTATGTTCTGCCTTGACTTCATCTAGAGATAATCCTCCTAATAAATCTGGCCATATCTTCTTTGCAACAAAACTATGCAAATCTCCTCCTCCATTATCATAAAACTCTAGTAAATCATCATCTAAAGAATTATTAACTAAGATCACTGACTCTTGCGTCCTTCAACTTGGATGGACTATCCCTTCACCTACGTCTAACTTTCTCGTTTAGGTGCAACCATTATAGTCTCTGCACATCTCTATATACTTAAATTTACCACTAGGGTGTATAGATTTTGCTCAGGGTTGGAAGATACTCTCTTTCCCTGAATTTAGGTTGTTTTACTTCAGTGATTTCTCATAGAAGGTGGCCAAAATAGAATATTTACGTTTTAAGTAAACATCTGTATCTTGATATAAATCTTTAAAAAAATTACATAATTCTGTTTTACGATATAAGTTTACATAATAACAACTTTCATAATTACCTGTAATAGTAGGGTGATACCCTTCTTTTACTAGAAATTCATAAATTTGTACAATAAACTTCTTAGACTTACTTACTACAAACCATCTTAACTGATTTTTAGTCTTGCCTAATTTTATAAAACCCCCATCCCCATCAGTTATACCTCTAAGTATAGCCCATGTTAACGGTATAAATAACTGTAATTTTTCACTTTTATTAATAAATTGTGCTTGCTTTTGTAAAAATATGGTAATCTCTTCATTTCTAACTTTAACTTCATATTGAAATTTATTGTGATTTTTATGAAAATAACTATTTACGTTTACTTTAGTCCCTAAAAAGTTAGCATACCTATATAACATATAAATATCATCTTTTTTTAGTCCTAATGTAAGTCTATTAGCACTTATACATCCATCAGCTACTAGTAAACCAAAGAAGTAATCAGATTCATCCTCTCCTAACCTAAACGGATTAGTTGAAATGTAACTTTGTATTTCTTTATTGCTTCTAATAGCTATATTATTTCTTAGTAATACTCTACGTATAGACGTATTATATGTGTTGTAAAGTATAGCAATGTCTTTTTGAGACATACCTTCTTCATATAACCTAAGTATTTCTTGATTTTTTTCTTCTGTAAATTTATTAATTGGATTCATAACGTATTATTTTACTACAAAGTTAGTAAAATATGTTGAATTGTCAAACCACTGTAATCTGCATTAACTAAGTAAGAGCCTTCATCAGCACAAAACGCACTCCTAAACTCATGTTGAGCAGGTATGTTTTGGTTATTGGGCCCACTACTAGAAATTCTTCCTGTATTTAGTATCTGTTTATAATGACTATGTATTCTACCTGTAATAGGATTAATATGCTTTAAGAATTTAATACCAAAAGTTGTTACTCTTTGCTCTAACTCTTTCATACTTAAGTAGCTTTTAACAAAGTCCTTAATTAGATCACTAAGGTCATCTCTTAATAGTATAGCTCTTACTTCTTTTGCCTCTGCTGTATCTCTAACCTTTTTAGTAGTTTTAGATTTTGCTCTAGGACATATACCTAAGAAGTTTAAGAATTCTATAACTTGTTTAGAAGAAGTCCATTGTATAGAACATTTAGTAGACTCATCAAATAAGTCTAATTGTCTTTCTATAAATGGGCTATTAGGGAAGTTAGCAATAATAAATTCATTTAGCCCAACTGTTTTTTCATTAAACAATTTTAAATTTTCATTATAAGTACTTTCCCATATGTGCCTATTAAAAGGTACTCCAACATATTCCATCTCTGCCTTACCTAATAGGAAACGCATCTCTAATTTAAACACAGGTTCTATATCCTTATGCTCTGCACTCATCTGTACTTCTTGATAAGCCTTTATCCTTAAAGGATTAATAATATCATCAGCACCATAAATTATTTCATGTGTACTAAATGGCCTGTCTCCTATAGTAAGGAAACCTAACCTAATACTTTTATCTACTGTAATATCTAAATACTTCTCATTTAAAGCATTTAAAGAGTAGGATTTCTGTACACCATCATTGTTAAGCAACTGCTCTGAAATCATAGTGTCATATACTTTTGCAAGTCTTACTCCATAGTTCTTAAGTATATGTTTATACTCAAAGGCTATATTGTGTCCTACAAAGGTGATATCTTTATTACCAAACATAGGAACTAAAGGACTAATGTCTACATTTCTAGTATCAATAACATATTGATTATGTAAATCTCCTATCTGTAACATTACTATTTTAGATGTGTGAGGATCTAAACCCTCAAAATCAAAATACTTATTATACTTCCTAGTAGTTTCTATATCTAATCCTAGCGTAGGTATACCTGAAAGGTAACTAATACACTCCTGTAAAGAAGCCTGTTTGATACCTTTTTCTAAACCTATTGATGTTTGATTAGTTATTAAATATATCATTTAAATTAATTATTTTTTATTAAATACTCGTAATACCTTATACCATAAGACTAAATGCTATTTCAAAGCATAGCTGCTTTATCCCGTCTTTCAATATTTCTAATCGTTGAAGAGAGGATAAGAAAAACTGCGATTATCGTAGTCTTATCAAGATTCGAACTCAAATCTAGTATTTAATAAAAAGCCCCCTACAATTAAGTAGAGGGCATAATAATCATAAGATTAATTAAAATCTTACTGCCATTAATTCTTCAATAGCTTTAACATTAGCTTCCGCCAATGCCAAATCTCTACTTGCTTGTAGACATTGTGCTGCTGTAGCGTTAACATTAGAGGCTAATGCTGCAATCTTGTCTCCTGCAGTTTGAACTGCTTTCTTTGCATTATGTAATTCATTTCCCCAAGAATGAGCATTATCTGCTACTGCTCTTCTGATTCCTTCTGATTCTCTTTCAATATCAGTTTTCTTTACGTTAGCTAATGCTAAGCTCAATACATCTTTTTTTGTTGCTGCCATGTTTATATTTTTTGTGACATTAATAATTGCAAACTACTTCGTGTAGTTTACTTGAAATTGTAATTTAATTTATCTTACTTTACTAAGCCTAAGATAATGGCTGTGTTCATTTCTGAAGTTTGAAATAATGGGGCAGAAGAAAAGTTCATTACTACTACTCCAATTGTCCCTGTAGAACTTTGACGTAGTAAATCTCCTACTTCATACGAATCTAAAAAGCAAGTGTCTCCTATCTCATCTTCTTCTGGAGAACTTGTTATAATACATTCATATATATCTGACTCTTCAAATTGAGAATTATCAACTACTTGTAATTCACACATTTCATATTGTTCTGCGCCTTCAAATTTAGTACCTATGTCTAACATATGTCTATTTTTAATTAATTAATAATTACCTAATAAAATGTAGGTTCATATACAGCATCAGGGACGAGCTCTATAGGTACTACATTTAATAATTGGTCTAAGTTATGTACCATTGTACATTTATTTATAAAATTTAGTGCGGTTTCCCAACACTTGAAAGTTTTTTCTTTTGTTTCAGTACAGTTAACTATACTTGCAGTGTAATCTCCTTCAAAGTCACATGCATATTCTACGGTAAATTCTTTATTCATTATAGTTGTTTTAATTTTTAATGTAAAAAGGTCCAGGTAATCACACCTGGACCGTATTAACCCACGGATTTCTTGTTTAAGTGTAGAAAACCATAACCCACTAATCTCTCTTACTCCAGGTTTTCTGACCTAAAACTCCATATTCTATAATCATTTCCTTTTTACTTATAGAAATAATTGTGTATTCTTCTAAAGCACCTAATGAATCATTAGGAAACACTTGATTATAATGAATTATACCTTTAGACATTACTTCATAAATATAAGTAGTATCTCCATTTTCATTCATTATATACCCATCAGAATAAGTTTCTACATGTTCAACACCAATATCATTGGCAGTCCATGTTCCTTCTATTCTGTTATTAGTTGTCATCTTTGTACAACTAATACTTGTTAGTATTACTACTAACATTATTGCTATGTATTTTTTCATAATTTACTTTTTGCTATTGTTATTAATTTATCTATATGAGTATGTTCTCTAGCACTAAGATAGTATGCTTCTTGTACTTCCTTAATAGATAAACAAGGTTTATTCATTAGAATATATTCTTCAGCTTTTTCTTGTGTTGAGTATCTAGTTAAAACTCTTTTTACTGCCTCACTCCCAGGTTCTTGGTTTGTTAAGGCAAAAGTAAAATCTTTCCAAACAACATAATAAGTGTCATTCTTAAATATATCAACACCATCTTCTGTTGTGAATAATGGTTTGATATTATGTTCCGCTATTAAGAAGTTAAACCCTGCTCCACCTGAAAAAGCACTATCTATATCATCAGTGGTACTTACACAAATATAATCCTTATCTACTGTCAAAGATCTTATCTTAACTCCTTTAGGGTGATGAGGATGATGCATTACATTGATACTATCACCAACATTAAATACTTCACCATCATGTAATCTTTTGACTGAATGGATATTCCAAGGAGAATCATCTGCCAAATTATTACTATGTGTATAATTTTTTCTATGAATATTTTGTATTTCTCCTCTACCATATATACTATTGTACTTAGTGGATATAATTGACAGTATCTCATAATCTTTTTCAACTACTTCCTCCCAGAAGTCAGGATGGTCTTTATGATAATGACTTACTCCTCCTTCATTATTAGAAATAAACCCCTTTTTAGGACTTCCTGGATATTCTTTAATTAATTTATATTTCATTGCTTGTTTTTAAAGTTAATAAAAATAGTTAAAAGTTACTCACGTTATTCAAAGGGAGAAGGTAAATCTCAGATCTAACTCTTACCTACTCTACTTATCCAAAGATTTTCGCTTTTAACTATTGTAGTGGACCTGAAGGGAGTCGAACCCTTGTATTCACATATTCTAAATATAATATTTATACAGCTTACTCTGATACTTATTTAAAGACTAACTTCAGAATTAGTCTAGGGTCAACATTAGATGTTAACCTCCACCACTTAGTTTTTATAGAACTAAGAAACTATTTTGGGTTTAGGCTGCAATAGCCATCTCCATTGCTGGAGCAATAACAGAACCTTCTGTTACGTCACCTCCAAAGAACTTAATCATTGGAGCTTCTACGTCAGCTCTAGAGCCAACTTCATTTTTGATTGTATTTCCGTTTATTGAAATTCACCTACAGTATTTAAAGTCACCACTGACTGCTGATATTATAATTTTCCTACATAAAGCAATTCCAGAACAGGCCCATATAAAGAGGACTACTTCTATAGTAGTAGCCCTCAGTATTGTTTATCTAAACTATAATAACCTTACGCATGTAAGGTCATAGGTTCAGACACATTTAGTCTCTTCTTAGGATTAAATCCTGCATTAATTAAAGCCTTTTTATGTTCAGCTTTAAGTTTCTTAAGATATCTCTTCTCTCTTGGTGTTTTACCAAAAACATCTCTATTGATATTTAAGGCTGGTAGCACTAATCCTTCCTTTTCTAAGATTTCCATCCTAGTCTTATCTGGACTACCTTTCTCTAATACAGAGATTAGAGGATGCTTATTCCATTGATTAGGAACAAATTCTTCTCTTACTCTACCTTCACTATCTTTTACTTTCTTAGTTCTCCCAGTAATTAATCCTACTACAAAATCTAATCTCCTGCTAAAATTTCCCATATGTGTCTATATTTTTATATTATTTTAATTATTTAATTTTTCTCTATCATCCATATCTTTCTTAAAAAGAAACATATATGATAAGAACATTGCATTACATAGTATATGCCCTACATGTTCTAATTTACTTTCTGGATCATCATCTTCTCCTTCTAAAAAGGCATGTGTGTGCCGTAAAAGGCTTTCACAGATTTCTGTATACTTAAGTCCTTTAGTCCAATTCCATGCAGAGTATTTAGTTGCTCCAAACATTAGTACTTTTACCATAGGAGCTAATGCTTTCCAAGATACTAAAGACCATTTTAATTTACCTTCATTACTTCTGTCCCCTATTTCACTCATAGTCCTTGTTTTATCTCAAGTCTTAAAGTCTCTTCATTTTCTTGAATGTACTCTAGTACTTCTCCATTAGCCTTATTTTCTGTTAATAGAAATATAAGATAGGTAGCAGGTACTTCCTGCATTTGTTTACCTTGATGAATACCCCAAGGCATTATACTTTCATCTCCCATTATTAAAATTGTTTTAGTTTGCTAATATAGGTATTACTTGTAGCATAACCATGAGATTCTAAGAAAATATAATAATCTCCTTCTTTATAAAAGGTATCTTGCCAAATTTTATAATCTTCTACTGATTTCTTCCAGTTATTATACCTAGCATGCCCTTTACTTTCTCCTATTGCTGTAGTTCTTCTTTGTTTAGGTAGTTTCATACCAAACAAATTGTTATTACGCTTACAAATACCAGAAGTAAAGTTACCTGTTTCTAATCTAGCTTGGGCCATAACTATATCAGGATGTTTTATACCCTGTTTAATTATCTCCTTATATACTTCACTCTTAGTCTGTGCATGTAAACTGCCTCCTATCATAAATAGGAAAGCTAGTACTACTATTGCCCAGAATATTATATTCAGTATAATATCTTTTCTTGTAGATTTTTCCATTGTATTTAGTTTAGTTAATAATTCTTCACTTTACGTGAAGTACGTATTCCTTTCTTAAGAATATAAAAACCATTACTAGTTTTATACTCTATATTCAATTGGGCCACTCTTGCCTCTGCTAGTTTCTCTATTCTAGCTAATGCTTCATGTGGGTATTCCCATCTTTCTGTTTCGGTATCCTTATCTATCACTTTGTTAGGAGTAACTAATACAGTTTCTTTTTGAAATTGCATATAATTATCTTCTTCAGCATCAAACCTAGGTAATATTATTACTTTAGTAGGGTACTTAGCGGTAGCATAATGATGTCTTGGTTTTCTCTTACTCATTGTTAATTTTTAAGTTGTTAAATAAGCCCCTTCACACTCATCAGGGCTAGACTATATTTACAGTGAACCTCAAAGGGCTATAGACTACGTATTCCTTGTCGGGTATACTTCTTTAATTTGTTGCTAACTGTTGTTCTGCTTTAGATAAATCATCCCAAGTACATTTAAAAACAGGAGTACCATACTCCATTTCATCATTTACTTTTAGGTTTACTTTATTTTTAGCATTACCCAGGCCAATAGGTATAGCATAACTCTCCTTATAGTTATGTTGTACTTTTTTAGCATTAACAGTATTGTATACATGGGTTAAAGGTAATTTTACTTCTTTAGCAATAGCCCTAAAAGTCATTTTCTTTACACTCCACATATGCCATATTAAATCTTTCTTCTTTTCTTGCTTAGCTGTTACTTTCATACTATTTAATCAGTATATATAATAATAGCATAGCCATTAAGATTCCAAAAAATACTATGAATAAATCAGCTGACTCTACAAGCCAATTTCTAAGCCTTTCTAGTCTACTGTTAGTAATTGCTAAAAAGTAAATTCTATCTTCAAGATAGTTTATATGATATGCTAATTCATCATCTGGATCCATCTGTTGCCTTTTCTTTAGGACTTTCAAACACCTCTTAAGATGCTTTTTATCATAATCTTGGTATAATATTTTACATTCTGATTCAAACATATCTTTAATTTTTTAGATTAATACTAAGGACAATAATATATTATTAATAGTCCTATTGCTGTTATAAGTAAGCAAATGTAAGAAGTGTTTATAAAATACCTAGTGGTTTTCCATTTCTCATATACACATGCTTCAAATAAGTTAAATTTTGCTTTAACTTTTCTACATTTTCTGTAGGTTATATAATTCCATAGTATAACTACTAAAGTAATTATTATTGGTAATGTGATCATATTGTGATTTTTTAGGTTAATAATAACCCTCCCTATATTTCAAGAGAGGGTTTTAATTTTACTTAGAGATTTCAGCTAGTAAACCAGTTTGAAATTCTATAGAATGATTTACATCATCTAAAGCATCCTGTCTAGTCTCTAGTAATCCTAAATATTCTTTAAGATTAAAGATGTAGCTCTTAGTGTCAGTAATTAATTCTACTGGAAACTTTGCAGCTTTCACTAATGCTTCAGCATCTTCTACTTCTTGCTCTGCATCCATTTTCAATAACTCTAATTGAGTTAATTCTGCTTTGATACCAGCAATTGCTCTTTTTCTGTTCTTTAAAGCTAATGCTTCATCTGTATCTCCTTTCATCAAGGCAATAGTTTGCTTTACAAAATACGATACTCCTTCTGTTACTCCTTCTGTTAAACTCATGTTTACTTTTTATTTGGTTATTATTAAATTACGTTTTCTTTCTTTCTTCTTTTTAAAGATAATAGGTTCCCCTATTTTTTTAAGCATAGAGCTAGATTCTTTTTTAGGTACTAGTTCTGTTTTACTACTATACGTATGTGTTTCCCATGGTAACTGTATACTTCCTGCATTATCACTATTAATTACAAATGATTTACCTAAATGGTTTTCACTAGTTAATCCCATCCAACTTCCACCATGTACTGTTGGTTTAGAATCATAAGGATTATCTATTTCTACTACACAGCTTTTATCTATATTAGCACTGAATTTATTACGCTCTAAATGTATACAGTCTATACTTTTCCCTGTAATAGGGGTAATTTCCCAAGAAATATCACCTACTTCAGGAAGAGGTTTAGAAGACTTAACTAATACCCTTGGCTCCCCGTCATAATGTAAAGGCTTTACTATTCTGTACCAAACTACTTTCTTTGTTTCATTAACTTTAGGAGGGTAGTTATGTTTATAGGCATATTCAGTAGGCCTAGGTGCAGGTATACGTGCACTATCAAACATTTTATCCTCTATTATCCGTTGCCAGAAACTATGTCCTTGAGTAGATGTACGCCAAAGCACCCCACCTGAGCCTTTATCCTTTTTAAGTTTAGTAGGGTCAAATTTATTACCTTGTAATACTTGCTCTTTACACCATAATTCTAATACTTCTTTTGGGTACTCGTAGTTAAAGTGCTTTAAATGTTCATCTGTTACTACATTAGATTTAGCTTTAAATGTTATTATTTCTCCCCACGGCTCATTTTCAGTAGCCGTATATATGTTTCTAACCATATCCACACCATCTTTTACATACCAAGAACTACCATTGCCATGTAAAGTACTTAAGTCAAGTGTAAAAGGGTGTCCAAATGTACTTTTTATTCGTAATGCATCTTTATATTTTTCTATTACTTCATCTTTTGTTACTTTTCTCATTTTTGTAAAGTTATTTATTAATTATTTGCAAAGCATTAAAACGCTTCATATTCTTGTCCGTTAGCAACAATTACTTGCTTTTAAGAAACTCATCAATGTTTGTTTCTTCAATTAAAGAGTTATTACATCCATTCCAATATTCAGCGAAAGCAAGTAACAGTTCCCTGCAGTTGCTAACACATAATATATTTAATTGCTTCAAGTCTCTAACAAACTCCGCAACTTGCTTAATTAGTTGGTCGTATAGTTCATTTTCTGCATCAGTATTAGTATCTACTGTTTTTTCTCTATTCTCTTTTAATATCGCAAGTTTCTCTGTGTATTTGTTTATCGTATTTTCCATTTTATAAAATTTTAAGTTATTATTAATCCGTAACTAAACATATTGCAATCGTTATTTAAAAAGTTAACTGGTTTAGTAATTCATTCTTTAAACCCTCGAAGCCATAATCATAAGTTTTCTTTAATCCATTTTTCAATATCACTATCAAGAATTTGCAAACCTCTTTCAAGGGGATGGTCTTGCGTGAACTTTCTAATCAAACTAAATGGTGTTGGGTGTTTCTTCTTCTCTTCAATAGGAGATATGATTATACAGTTGTCTTTTAGTGTTGGCTTATAATATATAATGGGTTCACAAGTACATTCTTCTGTGGGTTCTGTACACCCTTCTTCCAAACTACAAGCACCTCCATTAAATTCATACTCCACCAAAACACTCTCAACTGGATTCTCACAGTATTGTTTGATGAAGTCTTGTGGGATTTGTGGTAAACACTTAAAGTAGTGGTCTGACTTATTGTAAAGGTTAGCACTCTCTTGCGTGTGAACTTGCTGAATATTAAAGTCTTCTTTACTGCTGTTAACTATGTCTCCAACTTTGATAGTTTCTTTTACTGTTAATGACTTATCGGTAGAGGCTATTATTTTTCTAAGCCCTACTAAATTAACAGCTAGACCCTTTGGTTGAAAAATTTTGTTGGTGGCATGGTTATAAACCCAATCACCTTCCTCAATCTTAGAGTCATCTGTTATGTATAGGTGGTATCTTCTATCTGCTGGCACTGCTTGAGATATTGAAAAATATAAATAGTTTTTATCAATTTCGTGTATCTGACTTTCACCTTTAGTAGGTAACATGTGTGTTTTACATTCTTTTTTCATCTTGTTCTTGTTTTACAATTTCAATTAATTTTCTAAGACAAGCGAGTTCTGCTTCTTCGTAGGTAGTATATACACTATCTGTTTTGCCCTCAATAACTGCTGGTATGTTGTTAGCATAAGCAATATTTGTTGTAGGATTTGTGCCTACAATTATTGAGTGAGGCATATTATGTATGTCTCTAAACCATCTAAATACTTGTTGGTATAAAGGTGCTAACACAACTTTACTAGGTGTTATTCTGTAAAAAGTTCCAAAAGAATCAGATAATTTATCTTTTTCAGGATAAGAACAAAAACAACAATAATCAAAACCTAATTCTTTTAAGACTAATGCTTCTTCATATGGTATAAATTCTTTTTTCATCTTAGTTAGTTTTAGTTAATATGGTAATATATTCATAGGGCCGTAAGTATGATGGTTATTTCTTGCCCACTCCTCACACTCATCATAAGTACCATAAAACAATGCAGTATTTTTATCATCTGTTGTTACAACTTTATACATAATTTTAGTTTTAGTTTTAGTTAATAAATAAAAGTTCAGAGCATCCATTTCTAAGTGGAATACATCTCAGTCCCTTGAGTCACAATAGTCTCGGATACCCTGAGTTAATAGTAGCTTACAATAAACAACGCATCTTAGCATGCTGTGATTGCTACGTAATTTTTCAACGTCTACTTCATCACTGAATATCTTCAGTACTCTGAACTCTATATTTTAATATTTTATTAATCTTTTAATAAAAGTATGATATACAGAACTAGCTCTATCTTCAAAATTATCTAATGACCAACCTTCTTTTTCAAAAGGGTTAGAATCACAATAAGATACATTCATTGAAGGAGCTACTAATGAAAATTTATATTTGGTCATACCTAAAGTTTTTTCTCTTGATATTTCTTTTATTTCCCCTATTATTATTTTATTACCCCATTTCTGAGATAACAAACATTTAAGAATAAATTCCTCTTGTGGTAGAGTTATATTCAATAATTTTATATACCTATCTACTTCTTTATGTTCTCTTACTAAATTTGGCTCAATAAAATCATAAGGTATATAACCTTTAGTACTTGTTGATTTATAACTCATTTTCTTTAATTTTATTTAATAAATTGTGGACAGGTGAGGATTCCAACCTCACACCTTTCTACAATGTAGACGTATTCTCTATTTCTACTTCTGTCCATTTCAGGTATTATACCCATTAGTACCCTCTTTCTTATTAGCTCATCCTATACCCGCAGGTACATGTTAAGATATTTAACAAGTCTACTTGACTAATAAGAGTAGGGTCCACGTAGTTAATCACCTTGTTAATGCACATTTTAGATAGGTTTATACCAGCCTAAATGCTGTGTCCAGCCCCTTAACTACTAGCTGAGAACTCATTTGTGTTGTGGAAAGCCAGCTCATAAGTTCAAAGATTAAGTGTCGAATCCCTTTAACTTGCTTCTATATACTTATGGCTCGCATCACTTTCTCAAGGTGACAACACATCTAACATTACTGCTAGTATCTTTATGTGAATAAGCATCTACCATCAAAAGTCTTGGTATCTTTCCTATTTTTATGACTTCTCTCATTCACAAAGATTCAATGTTTAGTCTTTTCTTTTAATAATAAAACTCTCTGCCCAAATTTCAGTGGGGTAATAGTTTCTTGTAGTCGAGTTCACTTATATGGGAACCTGCATCACTTTAAGTGGGGTGTTATATCTACACCTTTACCTATTACATCTACAATAAACACAACTGCTGATACAGTTTATACTACTACTGGCGTACTTCACAATGAGAGGTGTGTTATGATACGTTTATCTTTAATCAGAGAGTCTTAATTTATTCAATCTTTACAAATCCATCACATCTATCCCTTTTATCAGGAGTAAAACTACTATAAGATTGTCTATGTGGATTGGGTTTTGCTTTAAATCTATAGCATTTCTCTTTTAGAATACATTTAGTATTCCTACACATTGTTATATCTGGCATATTTTTTAATTTTAGTTAATAAATAAATAGTGCTTAGGGAACGTATTATTTCCTTCATTATCCTTGTACTTTAAACCATGGGAAGCGTGGCACTATTTAATTCTAATTTATGGTACCTAAGGCTTAAGCTAATTACATTACACAAGGCCTCCGTGTAAAAACATAAATAATATTACTATTTCTTTATTAATGCTACTTTATACTCCTCCATATCAGTAGTGTATTTTAAAGTAGCATCCTGTAAATATTTAAAGTCTACATCTATATCAATATAAGAAGGAACTTGAACATCAACAAATAATAGCTTCTGTTTCTCATCTTTCTTAAATATTACTACATATGTATGGTTAGTCTCCAACTCTACCTTGTAGTGTTTCATACCTTTACCACTTTCTATCAACTCCCAAGAGTCACTAGTTACTTCATATACTTCATAAGAGATATTACTATTCTTTAAGAAGTACCCTGATATTTCAAAGGTATTGTCTTTATCTTTTTTTGGTTCTCCTGCAAATGTAACTGTACTCACTAGAATACATATTACTGTTAAAATTAGATTTTTCATTGTTTTGATTTTTTGGGTTTATAATTATTTAAATATAATAACTTAAAAGTATAAGCACTTATTCACACCCTTCTACTGAGCATATTGCTCCAGGCGGTAAAACAAATCCCTTAATTAGTAGTGGAATACACACACCAAAAATACTATATTATTACTTCTTGTTTAAGTACCTGTTCAGAGGCTTATTATATTAGTGTGCCTTGCACTCATGCTCTCAGTTAAGAGTCACATGTCAGTTGATAAGTTCCTACACTTACCACTTTTTAGAACAGTAGTTATGATCTCAACATACTATAGCCTTAGTATCGGCCCAATAGGTAATATTATATTATTTTCTTTCAATTAATTTGCTGTCCCCCTCCTAATGAGGGTTTAACCTATACTTTTAAATTATTAATCTGTTCTTAGTTCTTTTAGAAGTGCTTTACCAGTAATATTAAGGTTATAAATTCTTGTACTAGGGTATGTTCCAATAAATCTAACATTTGTTAAAGGCTCCCATCTACTAGACCAAACTCTTCCATCTTTATCAGTAGATTTAATCCAATTATATATCTCTATACATTCTTCTGCATCTTTCTTATTTTCTGTAGTTAGTTGTTTTTCTAACCTATCCATTAATTTCCCCATAGTAATTATTTTATAGTATCTCCTACTTCATAATATAATTCTTCACCTATATAGGTTAAAAATTCATCTGTAGTAGTTTTTACTGTTATTCTTCGATGCATAAAAGTAGTTTCTGGAGAGTCTCCTGTAACAATACACCCTTTAGAAACTTTATAAAATTCTGCAGCATCCATATATTCATTACTTTTAAGACAGCTGCTCAATAAGATACTTAATAGTATTGATAGTAATAATTTCATAATTTTAATTTTTAAGTGTTTGTTAATGTGTTAATGTTGTTATTGTTTTACTTACTTGTACTCTAGGATACTCACGTAGCATTATCTCTAATGCTTTCTTACTTCTAGGTATTATCTGATGTATAGGTACACTTAATTTCCCTTGTGCTACACCTGTTTCTAAATTAATTAGTACTGTATCATACATTACTCCTTTATCTGAAATATATGTACCTAGTTCATATCCAAATCCAGAATTCCATATTATTTTATCTCCTTCTTTCATTTTCGTTTAGTTTTAATTGTTTATACTTCTTTTTCTTCTTTCTAGGTAGTTTAAAAGTCCTAGATACAGTAACACCAAAGAAAGCGGCTGTTTCAGGGTAGTACTTAATTTGATTATAAATAGTATTTACCATTTTATCAGTAACATCCACACTACCCATTTCAATTAAAAATGATTTAATATACATTTTAATACCTCCTGCACCTGTGTACATTACTAACTGTCTACTCATTACTAATTAATTTTAACGCTTCTTGTAATCCTTCTTCTAGGGCTTCTTCATAATCTGCAAACCACCATTCATGTTCTGAAGAGTCTATCTCACTAGCATTGTTGCCAATGTAACCAATATAGTACCACCAACCACATGTTTCAAAACTATGGATATTTATTTCAAAACTATATTTTTCCCGTAACCATTTTTGTAGTAGTGATTGAGTGTTTACAGCATAAAAATTACCTCCTCTTAATTTTTGACCATCAGTTATATCTTGAGTTATTTTTCCTTTTTCATAGTATTGACTACGTAGTGGTATATCAAACCCTTTCTCTTTAGCTAACTTAGCTGTTTCAATTGTTATTAGTTGCTCTTTCATGTCAATATCTTTTAAGTGCGTTATTTAACCAAATTATATTCTGCTTATCATATTTTTCTATTTCAAAAGCACCATGACCATCTTCATGGCTTATAGATAAATTATGTTTCTTACATACTTCATCTATATCCTTTAAGAAGTCATCTATTTCTTTAGGTCTAGGAATAAACTTCCCTTGTTTACTATCCCATATTTCCATATTATTTAGTTTTAGTTATGTTAGTGTAATATTATATTTACTATAATGTTTTTTATATATAGCATCTAAATGAGGTTTTGATTTCTCTATTGCATCATTATATGCTTTACTCCATTCAGTATAGTCTTTCGGATTTCGTATAAAATACATTATACCTTTACCTTCATGTGGTAAATTACTCATATAGTTATTATATACTTCTAAATACTCTTTATTGTACTGTTTATGTACTTCTTCAGGTATTAACGCCCATTTCCTACTATGTTCTGCTTCTATAGGAAAATACTCTGGATACTCATTAATTATATCTTTATATAATGACATACCTATAGGATAACCTGCTAATTTACATTGTTCTACATATAATACTTTGTACGGTATATCTGTTACGTTTTTCATAGTTTATCGTACTGCATATGAAACATATGTTCTACCCAATCTCTATCACTTTTTGATAGGTTAGATTTCTTTTGCTGTATTAAAGCAAACTCTTTTTCTATTATTACATTAGGTCTTTGTCTTTGTTTCTTTGTACTATAAGTAGTTTCTCCAAACATTTGTGCCATCATCATTATACTTGAAACTCTTCGTGACATTGGTGTACTCGCTTTGCTTGCTCTCCTTTTATATATTACACCATTTACTTCTATAGTGTTGTCTGCACCTATAAGTATAATATCATTATGTTCTTTCTTTGTTAATGTAGTACGGCCAGTATTATCTGCACCTACTACTATGATTTTATTATCTTTCATATTATTGTTTTAAGGTTAATTAAAAAAATCGTTCAACATTACTGCTGTCCTACTATACTCCACCTACTCAATTGCATGGTTTCTTACGTATATTTTATTGTAGTTAGAACTAAGATTCAGTCTCTCAAACTAGGATTCATATCCTGTAGTATACAACCTATACTACTAGGCAACTCATAAGGTAATTACTCCCTTTTCTCATCGTACAGAGTTGTACTAGATTGTTATTAGCAATCACGTGTTCCATCAGTAAGATTTAAACTTACTCTGTCGTATTATTTTGACGCATCGGTTAACCTACAAGAGGCTTTGATGGGATATAAATAAACACACCACCAAACTATACTATTTGTGGACCCATCATTAACTGGGAGTGGTGTGATTAGTAAGTTAAGAACCTGCTACTCTTTGATTTCAACGTTGTACACCGTCTACATCTCAAGCATCACACATCAGGTAGAGTTTTACGTCTACTTCACTGGAGCAAGGTTCTTAATAAAATATAACCATAGTGCAGGTTGTCTGCCCAACTATCTTTAATTTTTTTACTATGGTTAATAAAATATAAACCCTCACAAGGTTGCTTAGCCCTTGACTTTTAACTGATGTCTAACATTATACTGTTCTGTATAATACCATTGAATAGACCATCCCTGCAATTGGATGAGAGTTTAATAAGTTTAACTTCTACAAGGTTCATATCCTTGGCATCTGTCAATGCGGACACGTTACATTTAATAGCTACCACATTACTTGTGCCTTCAGTTGCTAATTTATAGTGGACATATTCCTATTGGATAGAAGTTAATATTATTTAAGTTTTCTAAATGTTATCTCATTGTCTAAGATATCAATCCATTCTGTAATCAACTTATCATTGACTTGTACCATTGGTAGGTTATACAGTTCTAAGTCATCTCTTTTCTTGTTAAGATAAAGAACTGTATTTATTAGATGTGTATCCTCCATATCCTTTATTAATATAGATGATCCCATACCTGTAATCCAGGCTAATGACTTTCTTAATTGCTTATGTGTAATAGTTACACAGTATTTTATTTTCTTTTTCATTTTAGTTATTTTTAAGGTTAATTATTTCTTCTTCTTACGTTTCTTCCTATTCTTAGTACAAGTAGCATTAAACTTCTTTTTGTTAAAAGTATTTGATGGCATATAAGTAGTCATAGGAAAAGTAGGGAAGTTTTTATAGAGATAAGTTACTGCTATCTCATCTTCTAATGATGGTTTATCTGTACTCATAATGTTAAGTTTTAGGTATAATATTTATATCCCTTGTACTTTACATAGGGTTAAATTTGGGGGAAAATGGGGTGATGTTTATAAGGTAACATTCACATTATCTTAAAAACTTTCACAAACTTCCCATTTTATTATTAATAAGTTCCATTAGGTACAACTAGGACTTTCCCAGTAGTATAATTTCTATTCTCTGCTTTCTTCTTTTCCCATATTGCTATAGGTCTAAGAGTATTTCTTCTAATTACTTCTCTACATCTACCATCAACAATCCAAACTACATCAAAAGTAGTAGTATTTACATACTGTTGTCTTCTAGCCTGCTGTTTTGAAACAGAGTTTGGTATAGATGTTACGTTATTTAAATTGTTCATAGTATTATAGTTTTAATAGAATTTAGTTTGGTATGTATGTTACGTCATTTAAGAAAAAGAAAGAGTCACGTAATATATACGCAACTCTTAATTTATTAACTGTTAGTGTTTACAGTCCATTCTCTTACTGTATAAACACCATCTACAAATACTAAATTCATAATGATTGATTTTTTAGGGTTATTATTTATACTTCTCCTCTTTAGGAGCCATAATGCCTGCAAACCACGTAGTAAACGTAGCAACAGCAAATATTGCTGAAGTAGTACTCTCTTTTGCATAAAAAGCAACAAAGGATACTATTAAGAAGACAAATGCATATAGCATCATTGTTAGAAAGTAATTAGAATATTTCATTTTTATTTATTTTTAGTGATTAATTTATCTGAGATTCAGTTATAAGTTACAATGCTAAGAACAAATAAAAGAGGAACACCTAAGTGCTCCCCTTATTATATTCTATCCTAGATTAAGAGATGTCTCCCTCTTCTTGAGTCTCTGCTACAGGAGCATCAATCTCAAACTCTGACCAGTCTGCTTTTACTGCAGTTTTAGCCTGTCTAGCAACTAAAGAAGTAGCCAACAATGCTGTTTCTCCACTCTTAAGAGTTACTTCAGAAACCTCAATATCAACGATTTCTCCCTTTGCAGGCATATAATCATTACCTCTAATAGATAAAGACAAACCTTGGTTTGTAGCATCATCTAATTTACCCTCTCTAAGAAGGTCTTTAGCCTCTCCAAATTGATATGCGTTCATAGCATTGAAGTTAGCAATTGCAATGGTTTGACCATTAACATAAGCATTCACATTAGTACACTTAACTGTGTATTTACCTGCCTGTGAAATTACTGATTTGGATTTAAGTATCCCTACTGCATCTGAATGTGTCATAATGTTACGTGTTTAATTATGTATATAAATTGTATGTGTCATCAGGATTTTCCCAACAACAGTAGAACACCAAGAAAGTAAAGGGTCAACAAGAGCATAGTGTAGATGTGTATATGTATCACACTTTCTGAGCACTATATGCTATGCATCATTGCAACTTTAGTAATACTGTAAGAACAGTTTGTAAATTACTAAGTCACTTTTACGACTTTGGTGGGGGTATTACCCGCAAGATTGTGAAGGGGTGCAATTTTAATAGTTACTCCTCACTTACAAATCCAAAAAAATTTTTTAGAAATCCCCAAATCCAAAAAAAAATTTTAAAAATTTCCCAAAAATTATACTCACTCCCTAGGTTTTATTACCTTTGTCAGTATTAACATTAAAAGAAAATATGAAAAAGCAATTAAAGGAATTTTTATCCCCTGTTAAAGGAGGTATATGGGATGGCTACAGTTTTAAGGACCATCTACTACAGTTAGAGAATGGAGGTTTACTTATCCTGTTTATTGGTATTACCCTGTTTATAGGAGTAGCACCTGACTTATTTGCCTACCATGAAATGCATTGGAAGTGGATATTACTAGCAGGTAGTACAAGTATACTATCTCTAATTGCTTACCAGGTAATTAAGCATTGGAAAAGACTTAAATCTTTAGGAGAATGATAGTAGCAGTAATAATATGTATAGCATTAGCAGGAATATGTGATGCTATAATGGATACTTTGAGTCATCACTTCTCTGTAAGTACATTTAAAAGATCAAACCCCTACTTCTGGAACCCAGATGTGTCATGGTTATCTAAATATGTGGATAGGGATCCTGCTTCAGGTAGAGTTAAGTGGTCTATTTTAGTACTTAAGATTACTAAGCCTGTTTCTTTTACTGATGCTTGGCATTTATTTAAGAGACTTAAGATAACTTTATGGGCCGTAGCTATAGGATTAGTAACAACTTGGTATATAGCAATACTAGTTTTAGTAGTTAGGAACTTCTCTTTTCATACTTTTTATAAGTGGTTACTATTAGATAAGGGCAGAAGAGTAAATAAATTTAAAGATTTCTTCAAAAAAGTTTGGTGGTACATATTAATTATGTATATTTGCATCACAAAGAAAAAATAATGAACTCATTAACAGTAAATACAATGCCTCTACCTTTTCAGTTTCACTACTGGAAAGGATTTACTGTTACCTAATAAGTTGATGTTTTAACATTTTGTTACGTGATTTTAAGCTCCTTTATTAATTTAAAGGGGCTTTTTTTATATCTATAAGCGAAGCCAGGTTTCATGCCTACCTTGGACGTAGGAGTACTCAAGTTCGAATCTTGACTTATAGACATATGGAGATATAGCTGAGTTGGCCTAGCACTAGTCTGAAGAACTAGGGACACAAGTTCAAATCTTGTTATCTCCACATATTTTGGGGTCGTCTAATGGCAGGACACCTGGTTTTGGTCCAGGTAATAGGAGTTCAAGTCTTCTCCCCAAAACTTTATAAGCTATATAGCTTATATTTGCATATATAATTTATTTGGCTTATATTTGCATCATGGGATTTAAAGGTAAAGGTAGAGAGGAAATGAGGAAGTATGAGTTACTTCTAGATGAAGAAGCTACTAAGTTACGAAATAAGCAAGCAGGTAAATCAAATATTGAAATACAAAAGGAGCTTAGAGAAAAAAGAAATAGTAATTTCAGTAACGGTGCTTTTCCAGTAAGTGATTTTTTTGGTATATCAGGTATATATTTTTTATTTAGAGATAATGAAGTTGTTTATGTAGGAGAATCCATATGTATATTTAGTAGATTATCTCAACATTTTAAATCTACTGAAAAAGAATTTACTTCTTTTAAATATGAGAAGTTTGAAGGTAATGCTACAGAAAGAAAGAAGAAAGAAGCTAAATACATAAAGAAGTACAGACCTATTTTGAATTTTACACATAATCCTAATATAACAGGATAGTAAATTATAATAATTATAGTCTCTTAGTAATAAGAGCACTCTTCCCATAAGAACAGGGTTTACTTATACTACCTAAAAAAGATGGACAGTATTTGGATCAGGTAGTACATCTTTAGATGTTAGTTAAAAATCATGGAAAATGAGGTATACGGTTCCTGTTCTGCAAGACACAGCTCTGCAGTTTGTGGTGGTGAAATCAAAAATGCACGGGGAGATAAGGCATTTAAATTAAAAAGATATGAAGAGATTTAGCTGGTATAGGAAATGGAGAGGAGGTACTTGGTATAAACATAGGTTTACCCTAGCTGGGTTGCAGTTAGGTTTTAGTTCTAAGGTTACTTGGTGGGCCAGATATGGTAAACTAAACAGATATTCTATGGTAATAGATGAAGAAACCCATTAATTTGGGTTTTATTTTGCCCAAAAAGTAATTATTTAACACAACATTACTTGCAGTAACAGAAATTATTATTACATTTGTAGAAAATAAGAGAGATGAAGAAGGAATTTGGATTAACACTTACAGAGAGAGAGTTCTTTAGAGCTTATGTAGAGATGTTAAAACCTTTTCTTAAGAAGATTAGAGATAGAGAAGCAGATGTTTTTGCTGAACTTATATACTGGAATCATAAGAAGAGAGAAATTAAAAATAAAAATGATAGGTTTAAGTTAATCATGGACCCAGATTGCAGAAGATTAATAGAAGATAAGCTTAATATCTCTACTGCAATATTTAGAAATGCTTTAACAGGACTTAGAAGTAGAGGATTACTATTAGATGACAACACTATAAGTGATGTTTATTTAGTTTCTCCTGAAAGTAAGGTTACATTAAGTTTCATATTTAATATTAAGAAAGATGGAGGAGCTTGATTTTGAAATACCTGGACTAGATAATGAAGATGTTATGCGGGCCCAGAAAGAAGCACAAAGAGATATTAAAAACGAAACTAAGAAACATGAATCATTATCAAAATGTGTCATTACTTCTGGAAGATTATCTAAAACACATTATCACACTAGCACAGTGGGAGAAGGAACACCCAAAGTACAGTCATAAGATAGAGATTACTATAGGTCCTAGAACAGGATTTCATACAATGAAAATAGAATGCAAAAAAGAGTAACTAATATAATTAAAGAGGTAGCTAAGGAGTTTGACTTATCAGTGGAGGTAGTGAAGGCAATAACTGATTCTCAGTTTGAGTGTGCTAGGGAAAACACTAAGAAGGGAGAAGCTGATACTCCTGCTACCTTTTTAAATATAAGGTTCAGGCATTTAGGACTGTTAGTAGCAAAACCTAGTAAAATTAAAAAGATAGTTGATGGTAGAAATACAAGAACTAGTACTGGAGAGAATCCAAGTACTGACTGATGAGTTAACAGATAAAATAGAGACTGTATACAGTAAAGTAGCTATCCATCCTTTAGATATACAATACATGGATGAATATGTAGGTACACTAGTAGAGAATGGGAATAAGAACTTAACTAATGTACATTTATATACTGGAGATGTATTATTAGTAAAGAAAGAGTTAGTTTCACTCCTAAAAGAAGTAAACAAGAAGAGAGCAGCCATTAAGAGAGATGGATTTTTTAAAAAAAGTAATTAAAAACAAAAAGAGATGGGAGAATTTACATTTGGACAAAAGAGAACAGGAGTTCCTAACAAAGCAAGTTATGAACCTGCTAACACTATGAAACAGAAGGTAGCAGAGATGATTGATTACATTGAAGGTCAAAAACTACCAGCTTTTCCTGATTTAGATAACAGGGAAAGACACAGGCTAATTGCTTTAGCACAAACAAAGTTTGAAGAAGCATGTATGTTTGCAGTAAAGGCGATGTACACAGAGGATAAAAAATAATTTTAAAATAAAGAGAAATGGATTTAGGGAAAAATTTACCAACACCGTTAGCTAACTATGTATTAATAGCTAACCCAGTATACGGACTGGAGAAAACAATGGAAGGAGACTTAGCTAAGTTAGCTCCTGCAGAGAAGGGAGAATATATGAAGCATAACATGTTTGATATATGGCAGGATGTAGAAATACTAGCTGTAGGGCCAGGAGTAGTAACATTAGAGGTAGGTGATAAAGCTATCACTACTGTAGCAATGTCTGCTTCAGGGATTATTATTAATAAGGGAGAGCACCTTATGATTAGAGAAAGTAATTTTGTAGGAAAATGGTAAGAGAGACTTGTGAGGTAATTAAAGGGAAGGAAGTACAAGAAAGATTATTAAAAGGTAGTCAAACTATCTTTGATGCAGTAAGTACAACCTTTGGACCTTTTGGAAGAAATGTAGCGTTGTCTAAAATCTTTAACGATGCTCATATTACAAAAGATGGTGTAACTGTTGCTAACAGTATTAACCTTGTAGACCCAGTAGAAAATGTTGCAGCCCAGATCATTAGACAGGCTGCAGCAAAAACTGCTGAGATTGCTGGAGATGGTACTACTTCAACTACTATACTTACTAGGTATATTGTAGAGGAAGGATTTAACGTACTTAATAGTAATAAGTCTTTAAACACTACTCAATTAAAGAACTCAATTGATGAGATAGTAAAGGTACTACTAGAAGAGCTAGAACTTAATACTAAACACATTACTATAGACGATGTTTTAGATGTTGCTATGGTAGCTTGTAATGGTGATAGTTATATTGCTGGATTAGTAAGTGATGCATTTAAAGTAATAGGGGTAGAAGGTATTGTGTCTGTATTTGATTCAAGAAACTACGAGACTAGTTTAGATGCTACTGAAGGTATTAAGTTAGATAGAAGCCACATTGTTCCTGCTTTAGTAGGAGGTAGAACTAGTGTTAAGCACCTAGAGTGTAAGATACTAGTTACTGACTTGAAGATCACTACTCAAACAGATGCTGTAGAGATAGTAAAGTTACAGGAAAGTTGTGGTGGACCTTTACTTGTTATATGTGAGGACATTACTGAACAAGCTGCTAGTATAGTTGCTTATAATAACGAGACTAATGGTTCTTTAATAGAGATTATTAGAGCTCCTTTTATTGCTGATGCTAGAACAGAGGCACTAGAAGATATAGCTATTGCTACTGGAGCAGCTTTTATATCTAGGAAGAAAGGATGGGACGTTAAGAGTATTACTGTAGGAGCATTAGGTTTATCTGATGCAGTTAACATTACTTTAAAGGAAACTACTATTATTGGTAGGAAAGGTGTACCTGAAGCTATTGCTGAAAGAGTTCAATACTACAGAGATAAGATAGAGGACGATAAGGAAGGATTAGCTAAGAACTTCAAGAAGAGGTTAGGTCTACTTACTTCAGGTGCAGCTATTATCTACGTAGGAGGAGCTAATGAGGCTGAAGTTAAAGAGAAGAAAGATAGACTAGATGATACTATTAGAGCAGTACAGAGTGCACTAGAACAAGGAGTTGTTAAAGGTGGATGTATGGCTTATGAGAACCTAATCTATAAGTGTGAGCCTAAGTTTAAAGGTAACGTAGCTGCCCCAATTGTATTTGATAGTATGAGAAAGTTATGGGTAACACTATGTGAGAATGGAGAGTTAACTAAAGGTGAAGCTGCTATACTAAAAGCAGAGTTAATAGAGAGTACAATAGTAGATCCTGCTTTAGTAATTAAGGCAACTATAACAAATGCTGTTAGTGCAGCAAACATGTTATTTACTACTAACTGTGTAATAATTAAAAAGGAAGTAAATGAGTAAAGAGAGAGAAGTAAACAGTGCAACTAATGTACTTAATAACATGATGACAAGGGTAAGTAAAGATGGCTTAAGAGTCATTGCCCTATGTGAGAATGCTGAGGGAAGAATGACTATGTTAGCTCTAATGGAGTTCATGGATAATCAGAACATAGCAATCTTAAGAGAAATTAATAAAGAGAGAGAAACAAAACTAGTATCTATTGAAGGTGGCCAAAAGGATATACCTGAAGAGATGCTTAGTAAGATGAGTCCCGTATCAGAGATTATAGAAGATAAATAGATTATGAGTCAGGAGAGTATAAGTAGGAATTGGAATGTAGATGAGAATTACTGGTTACTAAACCCAGCAATGACTAGTATAAAGTTATTCAGGGAACTTAAGGATGCTGATAAAAGTAAGAACAAGGTTAAATCAAGTAAACTTATGTGGGCTATAGCTCTACACTGTGACCCACATGAGGATAACCCTTGGAAGAATGTATCCAGGGAGGATAAGAAAGGGCTTATAGCTCTAGAGTTTCTAGATAATGAGGCTTTTGACTGGACTGAAGACAGTGTAGTAAAACTAGTAGAGGAATACGATTCTAAATGTTTATCTATAGCTAAGAGAGAGTTAGTAGAGTTAGAAGATAAGGTTAAAGATAGAGCAAGGTTTATTAAAGGAACTAAGTACTCATTAGATACGTATAATGAAGAAACAGGTAGAGTACAAAAGGGAACTGCTGAGCAGATAGATAAACTATTACTAAACACTAGTAAAATCTATAGTGACTTTGATCTTATCAGAGAAAAGATATCTAAAGAGTCTGCTGAAGGACATTTAAGAGGCGGTGCTACAGAATCTGCATCAGAAGAGGGTATAATATAATATGGCATTTATAAAGATAAATAAAAGAGAGAATTTTTTAATATCAGATGTACCTGAACTACATCCTGCCTCAATTGCGTATGTAAAATACTGGAAACTTCATAAGAAAAGATGTATTGAAGGACTATGGTCCATAGATGACCAAAGTGCTACAGTAGATATAAATAATGAAATTGATCCTAAGATACTAGATAGAAAAGGTGGTTGGAGATGGATGCCATCTAACTTATACTTCTATGTAAACTTTGGTACTATAGAACACAATCCTGATACTGAGGATGCAGATGAAACTGCTCCTAAGATTAAGATGAGGCCTCACTTAAGGGATTTTGAATGGGAATTCTTCTATAACTGGATTGAGGCTAGAGGTTTCTCTGGATTTGAAGATGATAATGAAGTGTCATGTGATAGGAGGATACCTGAGTATATCAAAGCAGTAAGTAAGAACAATCATAGAAAAGCTGCTAGGATTAAGAGAAGAATGAGGTCTAACTGTTACAAGGAAGACGGAGAACTTAAACAGTATGAGCCTGCTAGAACTTATTTACGTAAATTACATCCTAAGTCTTTAGGTATAGCCCTATTTGGTAATGAGGCAAAAAACTTATTCTTACTTGGTGCAAGGGGTGGAGGTAAATCCTATTTAGTAGGTATTGGTGTATTACTACATGAATTCTTATTTGATGGGCTTAAAAGATATACAGAAGAATCTATTAAGAATCCACCTAGAGCTCAAATATGTTTAGGTGCTGCAATATCATCTAAGTCTGCAGAGATTCTAGAGAAGTTCAGTATTGGTAAAGATAACTTACCTGGAGAATACGGTGTAGGTACTAAACAGTATAAACCTTCTCCTTTTAGTAAGCGTACTACAGGAGGCTTGGGCCCTAACAATGTAAAGAAACCTTATAAAGCAGAATATGATAAGAAAGTAGGGCATGACTGGGTTACTAAAGGGTCAGGTACTTCACTTAAACATGTTATCTACACTACTGAGAATCCTGAAGCAGCAGCTGGTGGACGTTACACAGTAATGGGGGTAGAGGAAGTTGGACTATTAGGTAATGTATTAGCTGTCCATGGTTCTAATGATGCATGTCAGATGAAGGATGGTACTGTTAAGTTTGGTTCTTCTGTTTACATTGGTACAGGTGGTAACGTAGAAAAGATTCAAGAAGCAGAGATTATATTTAGAGATCCTACTGGATTTAACTTCTTAGCCTTTGAAGATGAGTGGGAAGGTACTGCACCTACTGGGTGGTTTGTCCCTGCCTACTATATGGATGGTAACTACAAGGATAAGCAAGGGAATACTCTAGTAGAAGAGGCTATAGAAGCATATGAAGAAAGAAGAGATGAGAAAAGAAAGTCTAAAGACCCTTCTGCTCTAGCATCAGAGATGATGAACTACCCTCTTATTCCTAGTGAGATGTTCTTGAATGCCAAAGGAAGTATGTTCCCACAGGCTATGATTAAAGCACATCTTGCTGATGTATTAGCTAATCCTCACAAGTATACTGATACTAACTACTATGTAGATTTACAATGGGATGCTCAAGGTGAACTTAAGTTAACGCATATAGATGGTAATGCTGTAGAGAAAGATTGGCCTATAAAGGATAATAAAAATAGACCTGGGGTAATAGAGATTTATGAGATGCCTAAGCGTAATGCTAATAACGAGATAGTTAAAGGTAGATACATAGTAGGAACAGATACATATGATGATGATGAATCCATAACTACATCCCTAGGGTCTTCTTGGGTAATGGATACTTGGACGGATAGAATAGTAGCTGAGTATACAGGACGTAGAGGAGCTAAAGAATTCTATGAGATAACAAGGAAACTAACTATCTATTATAAAGCAGAACATAATTATGAGCAAAATAAGAAAGGATTATACACCTACTATGAGCAGAAAAATAGCACACATTGGTTATGTGATACTCCAGAATCTCTTAGAGATGTTGCAGATATTACCATAAGTAAGATAGGTAACAAAAGAAAAGGTACTACAGCAAGTAAGCCTGTTAATGCTTATGGATTAAGATTAATACTAGATTGGTTACTTGCTCCTGCATATGGTAAAGACAGTGAAGAGATACTTAATTTACATACAATAAAGAGTGTAGGTTTACTTAGAGAGTTACTAAACTATAATAATACAGGTAACTTTGATAGAGTATCTGCGTTAATAATGTTAATGATACTTAAAGAAGAGAAGGTTAAGTATATAGAAAGGGCCCAAAAACAGAAAGTTAATGATGTAGCATCAGACCCTTTCTTTGACCAGTTCACAACTTCTCAAACAGCTACTAATAAGTTTAATTTCAATATCTAATTTAAAATTACTATCTTTGCAAGATATATTACTCCTATGCAAAATAACGGAAACAACATACAATTCCCCTCACAAAAGAAATCCACTAGTAGCAAAACTCCTAAGTGGAGAAAAGAATGTGTCAATGGGGCAGAAGCTTTAGCTATTTGGGGTAGTGATACCCTAAGACAATCTTACTATAATAAGAGCATTAACTTTGACCTGTATTCAGATATCTTGGACCAGGCAGATGTAGAAAGGGTATGTAACCCGCATAAGTTAGGGGGGTTAACTTCTCCTGCTAAGATGCAGAACTATCCTATTGCTAATCCTAAAATTGATTTACTTGTAGGAGAATCTATTAAAAGAAGATTTGATTTTAGAGTTAGAGTTATCAATGCTGATGCTATCTCTGAAAAAGAAGAAGAACTTAAACAAAAACTTATTCAAATAATTACTGAAGACATCAAAGATGAGTCATCTACTGAAGAAGAGATGGCTGAGAAGATGAAGAAGTTTCAGAATTATGTAGACTTTGATTACCAATCTGCTAGAGAAAGAGTAGGTACACAGATACTTACTTACTTATATAAGCATCTTAAGTTAGATAACTTATTTGCTAAAGGATTTAAAAATGCACTGATTAGTGCTGAAGAAGCTTACCTTATTGATATTATAGCAGGTGAACCTGTAGTTAAGATACTTAATGTACTTAATGTCAATACAGTAAGGTCTGGAGAAAGTAATCAAATAGAAGATGCTGATATTATAACTATATCAGGCTATATGAGCCCAGGACAAATTATAGATGAGTATCATGATGAGCTTACTCCACAGGAGATAACTAGAATAGAAAATGATATGGTAGGTAACTCTTCAGGAGAATCTGCTATAGATATAGGTAGTAAACCTGATTTGACATTAAAGCTAGATGATACCATTAACGTATCCTTTTTAGAAAATGACACTTCTTATGGTTCTACATTTGACGGCTCTGGTAATATTAGAGTAGTAAAAGCTTACTGGAAATCTATGAGAAAGCTTAAGAAAGTTAAGTCTATCAATGAAGAAGGTGAATATGATTACAGTTTTCAAGATGAGAACTACACTATAGATGAAACTAAAGGAGAAGAAGAAACTATCCTTTGGGTATCAGAATGGTGGGAAGGCCATAAAATAGGTGGCGGAGTAGGTGATGACAATGATATAAATGCTATCTATGTAAGAATGCAACCTAAGAAGGTTCAGTACAGATCTATGGAAAACCCTTCTAAATGCCATCCAGGAATAGTAGGGACTATATACAATACTAATTCTAACATAGGAGTATCTCTTATGGATAGAATGAAACCATACCAATACTTATATAATATCTTAGCTTATAACACTGAGTTAATGATTGCTAAGAATAAAGGTAAAATCATGAGATTAGGTATCCATGAAATTCCTGAAGGTTGGCAAATAGACAAGTGGTTATCTATGGCAGATTCTATGAACATTGCTGTTTATGACGCTTTCAAAGAAGGTAACAAAGGTGCTGCTCAAGGTAAGATGGCAGGTGCTATGAATGCACAAGCTCCAGTTATTGATATGGAAATGGGTAACAGTATCCAGTTGTATATGAATATGATGTCATACATCAAACAAGAACTTGGTGAAATTGCAGGAGTATCTGCAGCAAGACAAGGTCAGATATCTACTAGAGAAGCTGTAGGTAATGTAGAAAGAGAAGTAGCACAGTCTTCACATATTACTGAGTATTGGTTTATGGAACATGACCAAGTTAAACTTAGAGTATTAGAATGTTTACTTCAAACTGCTAAGTATGCATGGAAAGATAAAAAGAATAAGAAGGTACAGTATGTATTAGATGACGGTGCATCAGTAATGATGAACTTAGATGGTACAGACTTTATGGATTCTGAATACGGATTACTTATTACTGATGGGGCTGGTTCTGCAGAATTAATGCAAAGTATGAAACAACTTGCACATGCAGGTATTCAGAATGGTATCCTTAACTACACCCAACTTATTGATATCTTCTCTACTGAATCTATTTCTTCTATTAGAAAGAAACTTACTAGAAGTGAGAATGAGAAGATGCAAAGAGATCAGGAAAATGAAGAAAGACAGCAAAAAATGCAACAAGAAGCTATGAAAGCTCAGGCAGAAGAAGCAGAAAAAGCTAGAGACTTTATAAGAGAAGAGTGGGATAGAGAAGATGCTAGACAAGATAAAGACCTAGACACTAAGATTACTATAGAAAGCATGAGACAAGATAATGAAGACTCAAGGTATTATGATGGTGGAAATGATTCTGCAGATGCCTCATCATTGGAAAGTATTAAGCTTCAGGCAGATAAGATAAATAAAGATTATAACATAAAGAAGGAAGCACAAAAAGAGACAGTAAGACACAATAAGAAAACAGAAGAGATGAAAGAAAAGGAAATAGCTGCTAAGAAGGCACAGGTAAAGGCTACACCTAAAAAGTAGTTTTAGTCATCACGGAGATAATATTTTTTGTTATGTCACATAATTTTTGTGATTTGTATTATTAATAGTACGTATATTTGTACACATAAAGAGAGAAAGAGACATGGATTTTAATTTTGACAGTATTAATTTGGAGGAGCTGGCTGGCTCTGAGACTCCAATTGTAGATACAGAAGGTTTTACACCTGACCCAGTAAAGGAAACTACTCCTGCTGCTAACGCAGATGATAAAAAAGTAGAAGTTGAAGTAGTAGATAATGAAGGTATAGACCTTGAAGCATTAGCTTCTGCTGAAACCCCAATAGTTGACCCAAACATAGATGCTAGTGGTGAAGAGATTAATAAAGATATTAAAGACAAGAAAGCTCCTGTAGATAAAAATGCTTCTCTCTCTTCTCAAGACACGTTTACTTCCCTAGCCTCGGCATTAATTGAAACAGGAGCTTTCTCTTCTTTATCTGAAGAAGAGATTACAGAAATTAAAGATGTAAATTCCTTACTGGAAAGTATAGGAAAACAAATTAAACAAAGTGAATTCTCTGATTTAGATGAGAATCAAAAACAATACTTAGAAGCCCTAAGAAACGGAGTACCTCAAGAAACATTTGCTAAAGCTAAGTCTAACTCAGCACAGTACAAACAAATTGAGGATACTACAATAAATGAATCACCTGCATTAGCTAAGGAGTTAATCAGAAGAAGTTTCATTGTTAAAGGCTTTGATGAACACACTGCAGAGAATTACGCTTCTCTTGCAGCTAAGTCTGATACTTTTTTTAGTGATGCTTTTTCTGCAAAAAATGCCCTTGTTGCCCATGAAGAAGCTGAGTTCTCAAAAGAATTAGAATTAGCAAAAGCTGATAAAGCATCTAAATTGGAACAAGAGCAAAACAGAATAGCAGCTCTTAAATCAAAGTTAGATGGTGAATCAGAAATACTCAAAGGTATCAAAGTGACTACCAATACTAAGAATAAAATTTTTAGTAGTATGACATCTCCAATAAGAATGGATGATGACACTCCACTAAATGAAGTAATGGCCAGTTATAAAGATGACGAAGAGTACAAAGTAAGACTACATACTTTACATGTAATTACAAAAGGATTTACAGATTTTAGTAAAATAACTACTAGCGGTAAGACTGCTGCAGTTAATGACCTAGAAAAAGTATTATCTCAACAAGGATCAGGAGTTAGTGGAGGTTCCATTATCAGCAATGTGACTCAAGGTAAAACAAGTAGAGAAATAGGCGAGGCTTTAAAGAATATAACTTTTTAACAATTATTAATTAACAAAAAACAAATAAATGGCAACTAGAATATCCCCATTACAAATGACGGATGCTACTACATGGAAAGGTTTGACTACAGAAAATCACTTAGGTGCTATCTGGGGACAAGCTCCACAAAAGGTATCTGACATGATTATGAATGTTCAGCAAAACTATTTTGGGAATAACATTGATAGTGTACTATCTATGTACCCTGCTTTGGAATTAGAAGACGATACAGATTTTGTATGGGACTTACAATCACAAGGGCTAGACAACATTGAGTTGGTAGAATGTAGAATTGACGGAACACCAGTTACTCCTGCAGACGAACCAGGAAAAAACTACAACACTTTTGAATTAGTATTCCCTAAAAACTGGTTCTCTGATGGACAAAGAATTGTAGGTGAATTAAATGAGATTTATCCTATATTGGTAATCTCTACTGCTTCTGAAGGTCTAAACACAGTTCACACTTGTAAAATGGACTCAGGAGATGCAGATTTGTTTATTCCTTACGAGGAAGTACAAGCAAATAAAAGATTCTCAGGTGAGTTCTCTCCAGTAGAAAGAACTATGTCTAGAAAAGGTAGAGAGATTAACTATAAATCTCATATCTCAATGAGACAGTCTTTCTCACAAATTAGAATCCAAAAGAAGACTCCTGGAAACATGAGTAATAAAAAGATGGGATCATACTTCAAAGATGATTCTGGAAAGGTAATCAAGTTCTGGCAACATTATGAGTCTTTCATGTTTGACAATGAGTTCCGTGAGGATATCAACAAGTTATACATGTTTGGAACATCTAACAGAAGTGCTGATGGACAATACAGAATAAAAGGTGACTCAGGTTATTCTATTACTGAAGGAGCAGGAATCAGACAACAAATGGAAGCAGCTAACAGCTCTTTCTATAATGTATTTGATATCAATGATTTGTCTTCAAGACTTTTGGATTTATCTGAAGGTAAATTGAAAACAGATGAAAGACAATTTGTATTAAGAACTGGAGAAAGAGGTGCTTACGAGTTCCACAAATCTTTAGAAGACTTTTCACAATTGTTTACTCCATTGTTGAATCAAGATAGAATGTATAAAGTATCACAATCAGGATTCCAAATGGGATTAGGATATGGTGGACAGTTCATTGAATATCTAGGACCTAACAACATTAAGGTTAACCTTTCTGTAGATTCTATGTATGATGACAGAAACCGTAACAAGATGCTTCATCCTTCTGGAGGAGTTGTTGAATCTTACAGATATGATATCATGGATATCGGAACATCTGCAGGAGCACCAAACATCCAAAAGTGTAAAGTTAAAGGACAGCCTATTGTACACAAGTACATCCCAGGTTTGAGAAATCCTTTTGCACCAGATGCACAATTTTCTGCAGTAGGTACTGCTGAAGATGCATGGGAAGAGCACAAGTTCTATTGTGGAGCTGCTATTGTAAGAGATCCTTCTCGTACTGCTAGCTTTATCCATAACATGCAAGCTGGTTATTATTCATCATTTGCATAATAAACAATAAATATAATGAGGGCTTTGTAGGAAGCAGAGCCCTCTTTTTTAAATAAACAATTCATAAAGAGAGAGATGGAAGAAACAAAGAAAGCTGTAAAAGCTAAGAAATTTTCAGGTGAAGACAGAATAGTCATTGTCAAGCCTATTATGAGAGCTAGAAATCCACTAGTAAGTGACCCAGAACATGAGGCATATTACTTATTTGGAAGTAGCACTATAACATATTGTTTACCTGTTGATAACAGAAACAATTTAATTAAGCCTTTTTTACCAGGTGAAGAAGGTAAAGCAGAACAAGAATGGTTAGAGTATGAGTTAGACTTAGACTTAAACTGGCACAAAAACAAAGATAATGAATGGCATAAGATTAAAGCTAAGCTAGGTAAAGACACAGTTAAGCTTAATCTAAGAAGTCCTAAAGACTACTTGATATACATTATCTTAAGAGCAAACACTTTATTCATTGCTCCTGATGGAGATTCAATGTTAAAGAAGAAAACATATAGATATGCTTTGGTTTCAGAAGAGTATGAAACTAACAAGATTATATCTCAAGGAGACAAAGAAATGGAAGCATTTATGGCTTTAGGGAAACTTAAAGATGATAAAGAAGCCATGGTTAACTTCCTTAAGGTATATGGGAGAAAAGTATCTGAATCATCTAAAGGTTCTTTCTTATTTGCAGAAATTAGAAAGATTATTACTGATGATATTGATACTTTCCTTAAGATAGTTGAAAACAAAGAAGCTTTTGATATGAAGTTACTTATCTCTGAAGCAGTTGATGCAGGAGTAGTAATTAAACAAGGAAGAAAGTATTCTCTACCAGGAGGAGATCCTTTATGTGGAGAAGCAGAAGTAGCTTCTATAGATGTAGCAGTAGAGTATTTATTAGCTCCTGCACAACAAGATTTATTATTAAGTATTCAAGCAAGAGTTAAAGCAGCAAAATAAAATACTATGACTGGAGTTGAAATGGATCAGGAGTTTTTAGTCCTGTATGATAAGTTTGCAAATTTGGATGCTCCTGGTTACAGTGAGCTAGAAAGAAGCATCTTTTTAACTAAGGCCCAGGAAAGAGTATTTTTTGCACACTATAACCCTCTGGCAAACAAATTCCGTGAGGGGTTTGAAGAAACAGAAGCAAGAAGAAAAGATATACAAGAGTTAGTAAAGGGAGTTACTATTACTTCTCCCTCTGCTACTCAAACTAATACTCTACCTAATGGAGAGTTTTATGATTTACCTGCAGACTGTTTATATGCAATCTCAGAAGAAGTTACTTTAGCTTCAGCTGACCCTTGTATAAACGGGAAGAGAATAAGAGTAAAACCTATTACCCACGATGAGTATAGTATTAATTTACAGAATCCTTTTAAGAAACCTAACAATAGGACTTTTATTTGGAGACTAGATTACCAAGGTAGAATTCATGAACTAATTACAGATGGGCAATCTACAGTTAGTGAGTATCATCTACGTTACATCAAAAACTTACAACCTATTATTCTGGGAAGTAATACAGTAGACGGTGTAGCAGGACCATTGGACTCAGAGTTAAATGTTATTCTCCATAAGAGAATAGTAGATGAAGCTGTTAAAATAGCCACAGGTGTTACTGATCCTGAACAATACCAATTAAAAAGTATAGAGCAACAAGAAGGCGAATCATAATTATTAATTAAAAACAAAGAATAAAAATGGCAACATTTTCTCAAAATGACATCCAACTACTATTCATTGGAGCAGCAGCTACTAAAACAACTGGTGGCGTATCTACTTTAAATGACGGTGAAATTGGATTATTTACTCCAGCAGGGACTAGACTTACTGAGGCATCAGCAGCTACAGCTACGGAGTTTAAAATCGTAAAAAAGACTGCTACGGCACTCTTTGACTCTGGTATCATTAAGAAGGCTTCTATTAAAGGTGCTGTTGCAACTGCTTATGTAGCTGCAGCTAATCAAGTATCTGCTTTAGGATTTGATGGAACTTCAGGTTCTATTGACGTAACCAACGACAATGATTATCAAGTAAGAATCAACATGCGTGAAGGAAGAACTTCTAACCATGGTGGTTTGTATGTAAAACATGGGTTTTACAAATCTGACTTAACTGCTACACAAGCTGAAATTGCATCTAATCTTGCTGAAAACTTGATTAATGAATTCGCTAAAGAAGCAGATAACAAAGTCAAAATTACAATGCTTTGTGATGATGCAGGTGCTGCACTTGGTGTAGGTCCAGCAACATTATCTTATGCAGAAGGTTCTCAATATATTGTAGCTTCACTTTCTACTCACACAGTAGTTGCAGGTGATTACATTAGAATTGGAACTGCAGTAACTGATTCAGTTTATGAAGTAGTTTCTGTAAATGGTGTAAACATCAAAGTAAGACAAAGAATCACAGATGCTTCAGCAACAGCTGTAGCAGGTGAAGTTATTGTAGCAGCAACTGCAGCAACAGCTAACTTTGGTTTACTATTGACAGGTGTAGCTTTACCACATAGAGTAGGTAAATTACATGCAGATTTACAACCATTAATCTTTGATGTTACTGTAGCTGGATTTGGATCAACTCCTAATCAAGTTGTAACTGCAGCTACTGCAGGTAACGGAACAGAGAAACAAGTTAAGGAACTTGAATTCTTCTGTCAAGGTAATGAAGGTGATATCATGAGAATGGGAGAACCTAATATCTTTGATGCAAGAACTGAAGCTTCTGGAAATTATGAATTTATTGACCTTATTGTAGAGGATACAATGAATACATCAATAGTAAGTGGACCTATCAAGAAAAGATACACACTAGCTATTCCAGAAACTACTCCTAACTACGCTGTAACAGGTACTGCTGATGACATCACTGATGTTCTTGAGGTATTAGCTGCTGCTGTAGTAGCAACAGGTGACTTAGCATTGTAATAGTAATACTAATCTACAAATTAAAGGGGAAGGAATTAATCCTTTCCCTTTTTTTGTTTTAAAAAATTAAATAAATGGCATTAGCTGATTTAGAATTAAACTTAGAAGTAGCTGTAACTAATAGTTGTGGTACTTTAGAATTAAAAGATAAGGTAGGGTCCTATATAGATGTAACTAATATAAATGGATGGGGTGGAGCAACAGCTAACCCTTCAGATATAGATTCTGCTATACTAGAGATAACTGACCCATCAGGAACAGTAACTACTACTGATATTACAGCATTAGTAAATGCGTTAACTATATCAGGAGATGATAGCTTAGGTAGCTACGCTATTTACACTGTAGATGGTGAGTATGAAATTAAACTAACGTTTACATTTGGAGTTGAGGTCAGAAGTTACTATCTTTGTAGCTACTTGCTATGTAATGTAAGATGCTGTGTAGATACTCTTTGGAGTAACTTTGCTTCAGATACTGTAAGTACAGATTGTGGTTGTACCTCATCTAGTCTTCAACAAAAAGCATTAAATGCAGAAGCTATCTTTAAAGCACTTTGTGCAGCAGCTGCTTGTAGTAATACTGCTACTAGAGATGCTTTACTATTAAAATTACAAAGAGTTTGTAATTTAGAAAAATGTAATTGTAATTAATATGTGTGGATGTAATGAGTGTTTTGACACTTCAAATATAACAATACCTCAAGGACCTGCTGGGCCCCAAGGAGATACAGGTGCTACTGGAGCTGCAGGTGCAGATGGTGCAAATGGTGCTGATGGCGTAAGTGGGATGACTTTTTCTTCTTTTACAGAGTTACCTTCAGATTATACCTTTACAAGCTCATTAGCTTTAATTACAGGAGCTACTGTAACTTTTGCAACAGCAGGAACTTACCAAGTACACATATCTAGTGAATTTGCTATATCTACAGGAACACCTTCTGCAGATAGTACTGTAGAGTTATTCTTAGATGCTGTACAGTTACAAACTAAAACAGTAGTAAGGAATACAGATACAGATACTATGGCAAGAAGAGCTTTTCCATCATTTACATGGAGAGGAGCTGTAACTGCAGGACAAGTACTGGAACTTAGAGGAATTCTAGGTACAGGTACAACATCTATTGTAGCTACTCAAGTAGATATACTAACTAATAAAGAACTGTAATGACTCAAGACCAACTAAATAACTGGCTGTACTATTTACAATGCAAGTATTCTACATGGTCTACTAGTTTCAATAATGCTTTATCTTTTGGTACTTGCATTGATTCTTTTATAGAGAATAACATAACAATTTCTAATTTATTTGGGCCCTTACATAGATATGTACCTTTTACAAGTACAGTAACTAATGCATTTTCTTTTACTATAGATAGTATTACAGAAGATGTTACTGTTAGAATAGCTTTTACTTTAGATGGGTATGCTGTAAGTTATGCAGGTACAGATGATATAAGTTCCATCCTTACTTTTATAGCAGGAGAAATTAATGATAATACAGAATACGTAGCTTTAATAGTAGGAAGTAGTCTTTACATATACTCCTATAAAACAGGAGAAACATTTACTATACCAGCTATAAGTACAACTGAAGCTGTAGTAAGCACAGTAAACTTAGAAAATGACTTAAGTGTAATCCTAAATACATGGAACTGCTTGTCATTAGAAGAGATATGTGCTATCAAAAATAAACTTAATTCTCTACTAGGGAATTGTAAATGTAACTAACATGGCAGCTAATAACGTATACTACCCACAGATAAAACTTACTGAGACTCTTAAGAGTAACAACTTCTTATTAATAGATGACCAGTTAACAGGGTTACCTTTAAAGATAACTGTAACTGATTTCTTCAGTAAGGCTATAAGTAGTAATATACTACAATTATCTATATTAAACTTAACAGATACCCCTAGTGCTCTAGGTACTGTAGGACAGGTATTACAAGTAAATTCTGCTTTAGACGCATTAGAGTTTGGTACTCCGTTATCTGCACCTATTACAGCATTTAGTACTAAGACTACTGATTTCACTGCACTTAATACTGTTAGATACTACTTAGTAGATACCTCATCTAATGATGTAGATATAGATTTAGATGTAACTGGTTTAGATGTAGGTACAGAGTGGTACTTTATAAAAACATCAGGTAACAACACAATGGATTTAACACCTGCTACAGGTTTAATTAACGGAGTAGGAACAGTACCAATAACAGGTGCTTATGATGTAACTAAAGTAGTTACTGATGGCACAAACTTTTATATATTATAATTATGAGTAACATAGGTTCAAGTAGTGTCATACTATATAGTGATTTACAAGCTACACTAAATAACGGATCAAGTATAGATTCAGGTTGGCTTGATATGCAGGCGTTTGATAAAGTTCAATTTTCAGGGTATGCTAGTACAGCTGGTATGACTATGCTAATTGAAAGTAAATCTACTTCAGGAGGAAGTACTCAACTAAGTACCCCAGTTACTTATAATGAAGGAGTTTTCTACCTATTTAATGTTATATGTAGACAAAGGTTTATGAAGTTTACCTGGACTAATAATACAGGAGTAGGAGTTACAGATGCCTCTATGGAAATAAAGGCATTTAAGGGTGCTTCGGATAAGTTATCTGTATTTCCATTGAGTGTAAACCCTACTGATTTCTCACAAGCAGCTTTAGTACAGTCTGTTACTAGAGGTAGACAACCTGATGGTGACTATGTATCAACTCCTGCTGATGGAAGTGCATTCTCAACTTCAGCAAACCTAGGTATAGGTGCTTCTGTTTCTACAGGATGGGTTGATACTGATGGTTGGGCAGATATTCAAATATTTATTAATGCTGACCAGCCCTCTGCTTCAAGAGGAGTGTTAATTGAATTTACAGATGATGCAAATATTGGATCTCCTGTAACTAGAGCATCACAAACTTTTTCCTTTACAGAAAAAGATATAGAAAGAGGTTTCTTAAGATTAAATCTAGAACCGCTTTTAGATGGTATTAAAGTAACTTATACTAATGGTGCTACAGCACAAACTTCTTTTTTCTTTGAGATTGCCCTTAGAGTAACTTCTCAACCTAATAACAGAAATGAAGCAGGTGCTTTATTAGTATCTGACTTTAAAACAGAAGTTGCCCTGAATAATGTACCTAACTATGAAGTAGATACTAAGTTTGGTAGAAACCCTGTAATTAATATAGCATCTGCTCCTAGTGATATTACTTCTGTTGGAGGAGTATATGCAGGACATCCTCTTAGTTATACACCAGAGACCGTAAATGTATTCTCATCAAGTGCTAATGATACAAGTGCAGGTACAGGTGCTAGAACAGTTAGGATATATGGACTTAAAACGGACTTATCTGAGAACTACGAGTATGAAGACATAATTCTTAATGGGGTTACTCCAGTGACATCAACTAATACATGGTGGAGAGTAAACAGAATCGTTGTACTAACAGCAGGTACAGGAGGAAGTAATGCAGGAACTATAACTGCTAGAGCAACTACTACTACAACTTATGTATTTGCTACTATAGCAATAGGTCTTAATCAAAGTACAGTATGTACTTATACAGTGCCTTACAATAAGAGAATGCTTATCAAAAAGATTCAAGCAGGGATCACTAGAGCAAGTGGAGCAGCTGGGTCTGCAACAATATCTCTTAGAGTAAGACCTAAATCAGGAGTTTATAATGCTAAAAGAGTATATGGACTACAAACAGGGGCAATTCTGAATAATGAGTTCGGAGGAGGTATTGTAGCAGAAGCAGGAGCAGATATAAAAGTGACTGTAGATGCAGTATCAGATAATGCAACTATAGCTCAAGCAGAATTTGAGTATATACTAATTGAAATATAATCTATATGAATTTAAGTTACGATAATATAAAAAAGAGTGTAGAAGCCAAAGGATACAAATTCTTTACAGGGCATTACAACATTAACCTTATAGGGATAAGAACTAGTAATTTAATTACTAACCTATTTGATGATTTATTTTTAATAGTATATGAAGACAATGGTTCTAAGATAGTAGAGTTATATGATGACTTCACTACTGATCCAGGTAATTACTACTCTAAGTATAAATTACTAAACTCTGAAGGGGTAGCTATACTTAAACCAGGCCAACATAAAGGTATGTGGAAGATAGGTAAACACAGAGGTAAGTATGAAGCAGGAACACAATCTGCTAAGGTTACTGTTTACAGAGATAAAAATAAAGATACTTCTATTGATGTAGATGTAGATGACACAGGTAGATTTGGAATTAATTTACATCATGCATATGATGCTGATACTATTGGAAAGTATTCTGCAGGATGTCAAGTATTCCAAGACCCTAAAGACTTGAAGAGAGCATTAAAAGTAATGAAAGCAAGTGCTTTATTATATGGAGATAGCTTTACTTATACTTTATTAGAGAAAAAAGACATATGCAATTAGAAACAAATGACATAAAATTTGTACCTTTGTATATTATTGCTATAGCTATACTAATGAATGTATGCTCTAGAAATCAATCTGAGCCCATGGACATTAAAAACTATGAAGTTATATCTCATACTACAGTAGTAGATACTATTCCATTTATGGTAGCTGTTCCTTATAAAGTACCTGTGGAAGTTACTGTACCTAAGTATGTTACGTATCATGATACTATCACTGATACTATATATAATACCTATGAGTACAATAATCCTTATGAAGATACCTTAATAAAAGGTAGTATTTTTTCTAAGGTTACTACAGATGGTACTTTAGTAGCACAAGAGTTAACATACACTCCTAAGTTTCCAAAGTACATTATCAAAACTGATAGTGTTACTTTATTAAAACCAGAGGAGAAAAAAATTAAGGTTTTTCTAGGAATAGATGGTGGAGTATCTGCTAACTATATCTTATTAAAACCTAAAGTAGAATTTATGACTAAACAAGAACTTAAGTTTGAAGTTGGTTATGACATTATTAACAGAGGATACCATGTAGGTGTCAGTAAAAAAATATCACTTAAAAAATAAAGACATGGCAGTACCTAATATAAAACAAGCAGGTTCTATATCTGCAATAACAGAAAAAGATACTATACTTATAGCTGTAGGTCCTAATAAGAAACCTAAGCAACTTAGTAAAGCGCAATTTATCAATGCTATTGCTCCAGAAGTACTTGCACAATTAGCAACAACAGCAATTACAGGGGTAGATGTAGTACTGAAAACAGTTGTAGAATTAAGTTCTGCTGATATTTTAGCACTTTCTTCAGGAGATGGTAAAGAAGTACTACCTATTCCTGCTTCAGGTACTGCTTATGATATAGTTAGTGCTACTTTACAAACTTTTGGTTCAGGTGGAAATGCATATGCAGGAGGAAGTACTGTATCCATTATAGACCCTGTAGGTACAGAGCAAGTTACAGCTCTGACTTCTTCTGCAATATTTGGGGCTGGTGAAAGAGCCTATACAACTAACTCTGTAGCTTCAGTAAGACTATTAACAAATTCAGAAATGTACTTATATGATTCTGTAGCATTAACAGGTGGTACTAACACTGGTAGATTAACTATATACTATAGACTAGTAACTCTTTAAAATAGAAGTATACCTTAAAATACAAACACATTAAAACAAAAACATTATGCCAGTATACGGAGATGAAAATGATGCACTAGGAGGTGCAGGAACAATATATGACTTTACTACTACAGCAGTAACAGGAGTTAACTATAAGTATTTAGTAATAAACGATGCTGCAGGATTTGATATATTAACAGATGAAAAAGGTGTAGATATTCTTACTACACAAGGAATAGGGGCCAACACTTTAAAATCAGGTATGGTAGTAAGGGCGTTAGACGGTAAAAGAATTTCAGGATATAAATTAGCTAGTGGATCTATAGCTTTAATACGATAATATATGTTTAGTTTTGGATATGGATATGATAGGTCACTGCCGAGGTTGGGGGTATTGAACTCATTTAATAAGACCTATTGTAGTTATTATTTAAACGGTACAGACAGTTATTTACAAGGCACTACAACAACTACTGATTTAGTAGGTGGAACTGGTAAAATATGGAGTGTTAGAATTGTATTTAGGAGGCTAAGAGTAGCAACGCAAGAGTATTTATTTGGCAATTTTCAAGTATCTGGAAACTTAAAACAATTTGTAGGAACTTTAAATATTGACAATACTTTAACACTTACACTATCTAGTGATGGCTCAGCTAATTCTGGCAATTATAAAACAGTTAAAGAATTTAATAATACGACTGATTTTTATGATTTGATACTAACTTATAACAATGGCGTTATGACTTGCTACGTTGATGGTTTAGCTGATGCAGGAACGTCAACAACAATACCAACAACAGTATATAATAATGCTTTGCCTACAACATACGGAACTACAAGACTTTTAACAGCACCTTTTAAGTTTTTCGAGGGTTATTATAACCAAGTAGGTTGGACAAATGACGTAATCACAAGCACAGAAGCCTCCGAACTTTGGAACGCTGGAAGTCCTAGAATAACAAGCGATGTTTTAGATAATATGGTTCAGCAATATATTTTTGATAATGATACTTTTGACGGTACAGATTGGGATATTTTAGATAGTGTATCTACAAATGATGGAATTAGTGTAAATGTTAGCGCAATAGATAAAGATTGTAACGAAAACCCTTATTAATTATGGCACAAGTGAATAAAATATGGCTTTCGATGGGTCAAAGTTGGAGCGCAGGACAGACTGACGGAATACTAGATTTGCAAGCGGAATATACAGGGTTAAAAATCAACACTAGAATACTAAAAGACGGAGTTAATTTTTCCTGTATTGACTCAACTTTAAATAATAATCAATTTCCTTTAGCTTATAAAAATAACGGATGTTCTATTGAGTTCTACTTTAAAGATATTGCAGATTTATTAGGTAGAGATGTTTATATAGTTAAATGCGCCAAAGGTGGAGCAGGATTAGCACAAGATGCAGGGATAGTAGATTGGAATGTAGCAAGTGTAGCAGAGTTGTATGATGAAGCAATAGCAGCAATACAGAACGCTAAGACATGGATGGACAATAGGGGCAAGTCTTATGTGTTTGAGGGGTTAATTTGGTGGCAAGGAGAGCAAGATAGTAAAACTCTAGTAGATGCTAACGCTTATCAAACTAATTCAACAAACTTTTTTAATGGTATTATAACAGAAACTGGTAACGCTAATTTAAAGATTTATCAATATAATATTATTGATCCGCCAAGTTTAGGTAGACCATATAAAGCAGAAGTGAATTCAGGTAAATTAGCATTTACTAATTTAGATACTAACAACAGAAGGTTATTTACTCCAACAGTAATAGATTGGAATATAGACGATAAGCACCCTAGCGTAGATGGGTATTTGAAAATATGGGATGACTACCAAAAACCTTTAATAATTAACGATTTATAATAACTAAAAAACACAATAAAAACCATGGATAGCAAGGTTAAGTTTATGTTTAAGGGTGAGAGTAAAACTTACACTTATTGCTTACCAGAGATTAATGGAACTAGGTGATTAGTAGTAATCAATCCTAAAGATATAGAAATGCTATTAAAAGACTACCCAAATATCTTAGGAGAATTTGGAGAAATATTAGTTAATAGTGTTGAGGAAGTTAATATACCAGAGTGGATTAACCAAGGTAATGAGGTATGAAGGAATTAATAAGGGGAATAGTAGCATTAGTAGGATCTTTAATAGTATTTAGTACTGTTATAGTTATAGGTATACTATATTCTCCTTTCCATTCTATTATATTAGCAGTGCAAAAAAGGAACATATCTTACTTCTTTATAGTATGGTATAAGTTATTAGATGGTACATTAGCTACTGTAGGAGGTATGCTCTATAACTTAGCAGTTGATTATGATTGTTTAGGTAATGTATGGGGAGAATGGGTAGAAGATGCTATTACTCCAGATGATAATACTCATTTTGGAGAAAAGAATACTACTATATCCGCATCTATAGGGCAGTTAGAAAAAAGAGAATCAATTATTTATACAAGAGGAGTTACACTTAGTAAAGTATTAAATAAAGTGTTTAGGCAGAAGAGACACGCAGAAGGGTCATGGGATTATAAATTAGCAAAAGAAAAAATAGATAAAGCAGATTATCATCAGTCAATAAAAAAATAAAATGGAATTAGTTATAAGTATCCTATTACCTTTCTCAGTAGTATTAAGCACTGTCTTTATAGCAGTATATAAAGTTAGAGGAGAAAGAAAAACCTCTTTACTACTAGCAAAGGAAAACAAGAATCTAAAACAAGAAGTTAAAGACTTCTCAGACCCTATGGTTTTAGACCTACAAATGTTTAATACTATAAAAGATGCAGTAGAAAGGATGTTTAAAGAAACCCAAGCAGACAGGTTTATTATATTTACTGCATGTAATGGTAAAACTAATATGCGGTTTGCTACAGCTATTTATGAGCAGCATAAAGATAGTGGTAAAGTAATGCTATCTATTGGTGCAGTTGGTAAATATGTTAGGTTTGAATTTGATGAGGTGTATAGAAAAATGCTTAAGACTATTGAAGCACAGGGGATGACTACTTTAGATGTAGGTCATATGCATGAAGGAGATTTAAAAAATATCTATAAAGTAGAAAAAGTTAAGCACTCTTTAATTTATTTTCTAAATAGGACTAAAATTAACTCAACCAAAGATAGGTTATTCTACTGTTCTGTAGCTACTCATGAACCTACTCCTTTTTCAGGACAGGAGTTAGTAGTAATGAAAACAGCTATAGACACCATTAAAAAAGAAGTTAAGAAAGATGAAAACTAAAAAAGAATATTTCCAATTATTTAAAGATATCTTAAAAGAAAAAGGTAGATACTCCCAAGGTAGAGTATACTTGCTTTGGTCTATAGTAGCTTACTACTTAACCATTGGTATACTAACTGCTGCAGGTATAAGCTCTAAGTTTGAAATTGAAATAGATAAATTTAAGATAATTATTGATGCCCTGGAATATGCAATGACTCTATTTGGAGGATATGTGTTTGGAGGTAAATTTATTGACGCTTATACAGCAATTAAAGGAGTAAGAGATGACAGAAAAGAAGAATGAGTTATTAGAACTACTTAAAAAGAATGCTATAGCTATACTACTATCTGGAGCATTACTTTTATGGGGAATAGTAAAAGATACATTTAATGCAGGAGCTGAGTTAAAGTTTAGATCAGAAATTACTGGAATAGTAAAAGAAGACCTTAAGGTCCACTTTGATACTATTATAGATAATAGATTTCAATATAATTTAGAGAAATGTCTTAAAGACCCTACATTATTTTTAGATGTACTAAGCAGTCCCTTTGTTAGTAGCTATGCTGAAGATAAAGCTTTAGAAATCCATAGAGAAGTAGAAAGTAAATTATTAGCCATGGACAGTATCCAAACTAGTTTTGTAACATCTATAGGTAAAAATTTAGGAGTAAGAGATGAAGATGTAATGCCTCTATTTAAAAATATGATGAGGGACTATATTAAAAAGAAAGGAATTGATAAAGTTACAGCCGCTTTTTAATTATTAAATTTTAATTTCTTATCTTTGCATTATAACTAAAAACGATGTCATGGAGAAGAAATTAAAAGTAGAAGAAGTAATGATGCTAGATAGCATCTTAGGAAACATTATTGGAAGAGGTATTCCAGTATTAAAAACTGAGTTACTAGAAGTTAAAACTCAACTTGGAGAAGTAGTAGAAGATACACTTAATAAAAAGCAAGACGCTATAGATAAGTATATTACTAGAGATGAGGAAGGTAAAGGTATCCTTAAAGAAGGAATAGATGCCGCAAAAGAATTAATGGTTACGGATTTTGAGTCTTCAGATGAAGAGGCCATGGTAGAAGCTATAAAGGCTATTACTGAAGCAGAAGTAGAAATTAATTTTCCTACTGTATCTAAAGATGAAGAAGTACTAGTTAAAGTTAATGGTGAATACACAACTTTTACTATACAACGTTTTTTAGAAAAATCTACTGAGGTAGACTCAAGAGTACTAGGAATATTAACTGAATTTTTTATAAATGACTAAGAATCAACTAAAAGAAGTACTAAGAGATAAACAAGGATACTTAAAGTCTGGACCACATAGACTGTCTTTACAGTTTGATATTCCTAAACATCTCGCTAAGCAAGCTATTAGAGAAGTGAAAAATGAGATTAGAGGTGGGGAAGCTATTCATATAGACTTTATTCAATCTAAGCTTAAAGATGCTGAAGTAGCAATGTCTAAACAAGAAGCCCTTCAATTTACTGCTACTGCTTTAATAAGTGCAGGAAAAATAGAAGAAGCTATTGACTTGTTAACTAGAGTAGAAAAAGAAGTAGATAAACCTTCTTATACTACTAGTAAGTTTAAAGACGGTAACTACGTAGTACTAGGTTGTAGTCACTTACCTTTCCATAATAAGGAAATGTGGACAGCTACCTGTAAACTTATAGCTGATATGGAAGATCTTAAAGGTATTGTCCTTGCAGGAGATATCTTAGATATGCATTCTATATCAAGACACAGTAAAGGTAAGATTAGACTTCCTGGATATACATTAGCTAGAGAATACAAAGAGGCAAACCTTGCTCTTGATGAATTAGATGCTGCTATAGGAGATAGGAAAATAATTAAAGAATACTTCTATGGAAACCATGAAGATTGGTATAACCAATGGGGTAAAGATGTAGATAACAACTACTTAGGTAGAGCTGGAGCAAAGTCTCCTTACGATGCATGCTTTAAACATAGAGGTTACAATACACAATTTAACTGGAAAACTGCTAATGTAAAATTAGGAGACTTAGAAATTATCCATGGAGAGTGGTGTAATAAACATGCTGCACATAAACATGCTGCAGAGCTACATAGAAACATAGCTTTCTTCCATACTCATAGAATGGGTACTTACTTTGAAAGTAACATTGCAGGATATAACTGTGGTTGGGGAGGAGATAAAGATAGCCCTGTATTTAGTTACATGTCTAAGTCACAAAAAGAAAACTGGAGAAATGGTATACTTACGGTAACATTAAAAGATAATGTAGCGTATCCTACTATAGTAGATTTTAAAAATAATCATTTCTCTTTCAACAATAAATTATACTAGACTATGCCAACATTCAATGAGATTATATTTGATGTAATGGAGGTCATCAGAGGTCATCAAATCTCTGACGATACTGAAATATCAGAAGAACAAGTTATATACCAAATAGACAACCAGAGAGCACTTTGGTTAAAAAGGGAATATGATAAGCCAGGTCAGAATATTGATACTCAGATAACTAGTGATTTAGGATGCCTAGAATTAATTGAAGTAGATGCAGCAGAATGTTGCACTGTAGAATTAGGATGTACTGTACTTAGGACTAGTAGAAAGTTACCTAACTTTATTAAGTTTACTGAAGGATTAGGTATTACTAGAGTGGGTCCAATACATAAACTTAAACTACCTTTTACTTATACTGACTATGATAAAGCAATTTATACTGCTAGTGCAGAGAATAAGTACAGTAAAGGAGTTTTAGCTTTCTTATTAAATGGGTATGTATATACAATTATGACAGACCCTAATATGGTTCACTTAACTCATATTAATGTAAGAGGAGTAGTAGCTTCTCCTGCAGACCTAATAGATTATAAATGTGATAATGAAGGTACTACATGCTTTTCTTTTGATGATGAGTACCCTATTAACAGGCATATGCTACCTTATATCAAGGAGCAAGTCCTATCACAACTAGGTATAATGTCTCCAAAGGATTCAGCTAATGATGGTCAAGAACTACTAAATAAACAATAATGCAGAAAAAAGGGAAACAAAAAGAGAAGTATGTTGCCCACATTAAAAGTAAAGAATTCTTTGAGTACTATGCTAGAAAGTATTTTAAAGATTATACTAATGAGAAGGGAGAAGAAATTAAAAGAGCTAAGGTAGATAGGGATACTCCTTACTATGTTAGCTATGAAGTGTATTGTAAAGTTATTAGTGCCTTTAATCTAAAGATTAGAGAAGCTATATTAAATGAATCTTTTGATTTCAACTTACCCAGAAAGATGGGTATACTAGGTATAAGGAAAAAGAAAATTACTCCCTGGATAAATGCAGAAGGAGAATTAGTTAATCCTTTACCTGTAGATTGGAAAGCTACTATGGATCTATGGGAAGTAGATTCTAAAGCAAAGAAAGAAAAAAAACGTGTAAGACACTTCAATAAACATACTAATGGGTATATAGTACAATGGTATTACTCTACTAGGAAAGCTAACTACAAATGGAAATCAGCATATTCTTTTATTCCTTGTAGAACTGCTAAAGTAGAGTTATGTACAATACTTAAAACCCCTAATAACAAAATAGATTATTACGAATTATGAGTTTATTTAATGGAAAATATGTAAGTGTAGAAACTATTATCTCTAAGGTTTATAGAGATTTAGGTTTATCAGGTTCAATAGAATTTGGAGATGCTTTAGAATGGGCTGGTGAAGCCATGGAAATAATTGGAGCTAACTACTACCTAATTGAATCAGTTAAAGAAGTGTATGTATCTGATTATAGAGCATGCCTACCTGTAGAACTTTTCCAGATTACTACTATAGCAGGGAGTCCTGTTGCTGATGGTACTCCTGAAGAAGAATGCAGAGAGTCTAAAAACTATACTCAACTAAGATATTCTACTGATGCTTACCATCATTGGTATTGTGATGCTAGTAATGACCATCAATGTAATTCAGAATTAACATATAAAGTAAATGATAACTATATCTTTACTAACTTTAAAACAGGGTATGTAAAGATAGCTATGATATCTATGCCTGTAGATGATAGAGGTTTTCCTAAAATTCCAGATGATGCTAAGTTTAAAGAAGCAGTTGCTGCTCATATTAAATGGAGACTAGGATTTATTAAATGGTCCAATGGTAAAATGCCTGGAGCCGTTTATCAAAAACTAGAAGCAGATAGAGATTGGTATATAGGTGCTGCACAAAATAGAGCAGTAATGCCTGGTGTAGATATGATGGAATCTATTAAGAATAATTGGATAAGACTTATCCCTAAAATTAATCAGCATGCTGATGGGTTTAAATCTGCAGGTAGTGCAGAGCAAAGACATAATCATAATACAGTAGGTAATAGTAATGGTAGAAATAACCATAACTCAGGTACAGAAACTTATTTTAATATAGCAGAATGAAATCAGGGGTGTACAGTATACAATGTAATCCTTCCACGATACTTAAAGTGTGTCAAGGGAGAAATAAAACAGCTATGAATTTTAAATGGATATATAAAACATGAAAGCAATTCAATCTTATTTAGGAGGAATGAATCAGGATTCTGCAAAGAATAAAAGACCTGCTAACTCATATTACTCCTTATTAAATTTTAGAGTTACTACTGAAGATGGATTATCTACTGGGTCATTAGAAACAGAAAAAGGTAATAAAATTGGCTTCACTATTCCAGATATTAAAAAACAAGGTATAGTTAGTAATCAAACAGGCACTGTAACAATCACTTTTCAAGATGCTACTCCTACAATAGTTATTGCTGTTACAGAGGATAATGTTTTTGACCAGATAAGTACAGATGCTAATGTAGTTGCTTTAGCAGGAGATGTTACAGTATATCAGATAGGAAGTACTACTGTTATTGAGGATACTAATGGAGCTAAGATTCAAACTATAGTAGGTACTCTAGGTGCTACAGTAGACTTAATTGCTGCTCAAACTGATTTACAGATTATAGGATGGACTACTATAGTAGATGATATTATAGTATTCACTACTTCAGAAACTGGAGATACTCCTACAGGTGCAGGTCAAGTATGGCAACTTGTATATAATGAAGCCACGGACACTATTGAAAACATTGGAGCATCTAACACATTAGTTGTTACAGAACATTTAAGATATAATAATAATGTATCATTCTCTAGCTGCTACAGAGTAGGTAGGGCTATTGGTAGGTATGAAACAGAAACATTAAAAAGAGTTTACTGGACAGATAATTATAGTGCAGTAAGGACTCTTAATGTAGCAGATCCATATGTATTTGAAACTCCTGTAGAGAATTTAGATTTAAGGTCAGGGGTAACCTTTGTACAACCTAGTATAGATAGTATAGGTACAGGAAGTTTACCTGACGGTGTAGTAGTACAATTTGCATATAGACAATTAGATTCAGGAGGAGCAGAGACAATATATTCTCCTGTTAGTCCCTTAGTCAATTTACCTAGTAACGTCTTCACTACTACAGACTTACAAGATTTTGAAGGAGATACAGTAGTAACTTCTCCAGGTACTAAGTCTGTCACATATACTTTAAAAGGATTAGATACAGACTATGATGTTATAGAGCATATAGTAATAGTGTATTCTAAAAACGGTACTAAAGCTATTTACAAATTTGATGAGGAGTTTGTACCTTCTGATGGGGAAACTACAGTAGTATGTAGCTCTATAGAAAATGCTATACCTATTTCTATTGTAGAATTTAATGCACTGGCATCAGGATTTGATAAAGCTAAAGATATTGAAGTAGTAGATAATAAACTTATTGCTGCTAATACAACTACCGAGGATTTCACTGTAGATTATGATGCTAGAGTATATAGGTTTAATAGCTCTACAGATGCATTACTTGAAGACCCAGATGGTAATATCACTTTAAGTGGTCCTACTCCTGCATATGATACTGTACCAGAAACACATGATGCTATCAATAGTTATAATGATGAAGATAATGCAGGATGGTTTACTGCAGTTAATCAGTATAAATATCAAGTAGATGGTACTACTTTAGGAGGTAGTGGTAAAAATATAAGTTATAAATTCACTACATATGGAAGTGCAGCTAACTTTCAACTAAGTCATCCTACTACTACTTTCCCACATGTGGATGTAGATAAATGGACATCTGCTGATGGCCCTGTTAACTTAGGAGTACTAGATGCAGATGGAAACAATAAAGAAATTAACTACGGAGGACAGTTAAAAAATAATGCATCACAATGGTTACCTAACAATTTCACAGGTTACTCTAGAGGAGAAACATATAGATTTGGAATAGTATTTTACAATAGTAAAGGTGCAGTAACATTTGTTAACTGGATAGGGGATGTAAAGTTCCCTAATGTAGATGATGGTTATCCTTTAATGGAAAACAATGGCTCATATGATGATCTACAATCATTAGGAATAGAATTCACTGTAGATACTTCTTCTCTAGATAGTAATGTAAAAGCATACGCTATAGTTAGAGTTAAAAGAGAAGAATCTGATAAAACTAAATTAGGTTCAGGTATTCAAATGTTTTTTGCCTCTGTGATAACTACAGATAATCTACCTGACTTATGGGAAAATACAGGCCCTGGTGGACCAGGTGCAGCTACAGGTTACACTGCAGGTTTGGATATATTTGGAGTATTTCAGCCTGTGAATGCTATATGTAGTGATTACCCAGGGTTAGACTCTTTCCAAGACACCTCTGCACAAGCTAAAAGGCTAACATATATGTTAGGACCATTAGGGCAATTATATAATACTACTTTCAAAACTGGAGATTACATAGATACTAGAGGCTACTATAATAGTACACTAGCTTTATATGGTGGAGATCAATCAGGAGGAGTAGGTAGTAGGTCTTATGCTTTTTATTATAAAGCAGAAGGAGATTTAATAGCTAACCCTTACAGTAGAGAAAGATTTGAAATAGAAGCAACTAGGGATTTAAAAGTAGGAGAATTTATATTTGATAATACAGATATAATGGCTTTATGGGGGGCAGGTACAGGACTAGGTAACTGTTCCGTAGCCTTACTAGCAGATCCCACTCCTTTAGGATTAGGGTCTGTTAAAAAGATGCTGCTATTAGATGATACTAACTCAGTTACTAATAATACAGGTTCACCTACAGATGCTACTGGAAATGCAGGAAATTTAAGACATCCTCATGACTTTGCCCATAAAGGTACTTTAAGTTTTGGAGGTACTAATGTATGTACAGGTGATATCTATTTAAAAGAGATACAATATTGTAGATTTGTACTTAATCAATATGGAGGTAACTCTTACACTGATAGAAGTAAAAATCAGTACATTAGTACTAACCACTATCAAGTGCTTAACGATAATATTCCAGACTCTATTACATTTGATGTATACGGAGGGGATACATATGTTAACTACTATGATGAAGAGCAGATTCAATTCTATTGGAATCAAACTACAGCTTATGGAGGAGTTTACAATACGCCTAATACTAATAAATTATCTACTGCATTTTGTTTCCCTGTAGAGAGTACAGTTAATGCTGACTATAGATATGGAAGACATTGGGCTGCAGATAGAGATGGTGGTGCAGGTATAGGAGACTATGAAAATAACTCTTGGGTATATAACCCATTGTGGAATGTCCAGAATAAATCTGAAGAGAAATTCTTTGCTTTAGACTTCTTAACTTCTTTTGTAGAAGAGCATCCTCATCAACTATGGGCATCTGATACTAAAATAGATGGAGAATTATCAGATAGCTGGAGGTCTTTTAAAATAGCCAACTCTACAGAAGTTAATGGTATATACGGACCTATAAATAGAATTATAAACTTTAAAGATAGATTATTCTTTTACCAAGATAGGGCTTTTGGAGTAGCATCAATTAATGAAAGGAGTCTAATACAAGATAGTTCTGGCCAAGAGTTAGTACTAGGTACTGGAGGAGTTTTCCCTAACTATGATTATGTTTCTACTAACACAGGAAGTTATCATCAGTTTGGAGTAGTAGCTTCTGAGAATGCTTTATACCATTATGATGCAAGACTTAAGAAGATGTATCAATACTCTGGAGGAGGTGCCAATGCTATATCAGAAATGAAAGGTATGAGTTCTTTCTTTGATAAGAATATTAAAGGTAGTATACTTAAAGCAGATAAAACTTTAGCTACAGGAGATTGTGGTGTAGCAGTAGGAGTACACGGAGTAGCAGACTTTAGGTATAATAGAGTACTCTTTACTTTTCTAAAGAACTTTGTGACTACCAATATACATGAAGATGACCCTGCTACTATTGATTATACTATTCCTGCAGGAACATACATAGAGTACAACAATAATATATATTATTTTGACACAGGTTTATCTGTACTAATAGGAGAAAGACTATCAGATATTATAAACTCTGGAGAGTTATTAGATAAGTCCCAATTAGGATTTACTATTAGTTACAGCGAGTTAATACAGGCATTTGAATCTTTTTACAGTTATGTACCTAATATCTACTTACAATATGGTAGAAGACTAATGTCAGCTTCTCCTTTTGATAGGAGCTCAGCTTATGTACATAATGAAGGAGATACAGCTACATTCTATGGTCAACCTGCTTATAAGTCTATTCTTCATACTATACTTGGAGAAAAAGGACAACTAAACAAGGTATGGAACAACTTAGAATACAAGTCAGAATTATATGACACAGATGGTGTAGATGTGTATGATGAGACTTTTAGTTCAATTCAATTTTACAATGAATACCAAGATACAGGTAAGATAGCTCTTAATGTTTCTACTGCTATAATCCCTGCTACTAATGGTGGAGATATTAAAAGGAGAATGAGAACTTGGAGATATACTATTCCTAGAGATTCTACAGATGGTAAATCAAGATTAAGAAACCCATGGTTACATTGTATTTTAGAATATGATAACAACCTGAATAAGAGGCATGTAGCTCATGAGTTAATATACTCTTATAGTACTACTCCAATGTAATGTTATAGATTCTAATTCTATATGTTACTATAAATCACATAGTTATAAACAAAATAAAAGATGTTCTTCATTGTAAGAGCATCTTTTTTTTGTATATTTGTATCCAAATATACTTGATAATACCAAATATTATGGCCAATAATAAAAAACAAAAGAAAAAAACTACTCCTAAATTACCCCCTTTTAAGTATGGAGATGGTGGAGGTCTAGGTTCTGACCTGTTTAGTGCAGGAGCAACTTTAGCCTCATCTGCAATAGATACCTTTGGAGATCAAGGTATGTCAGATAGGACTACTGATAGGGATATAGCAAAAAATACATTATCTGGTGGAATATCAGCAGCAGGTCAAGGAGCTAAGTTAGGCTCTGCCTTTGGCCCATTAGGCACTGGAGTTGGAGCTGCAGCAGGATTTATTGGTGGCTCAATACTATCAAATATAAAAGGTAATCAACTACAAGATGACCAGTTTAATGCTCTTAAAAGTAAATTCTATGGGGCCAATGGTGGGTCATTAGACCCCTTTATGCTAGCTATGGGTGGAGATATAGAAGAAATAAACGGGCCAAGACATGAACAAGGTGGAGTTCAGATGGGAGCCAATGCAGAAGTTGAAGGTGGAGAAGTTAAAGTAGATGACTACATCTTCTCAGATAGATTAGGTTTACCTGATTCTAAAACTACTTTTGCTGATGAAGCTAAAAAGATTAAAAAGAAATACGAACTTAGAGATGATGCTATAACTTTAAGAAGTCAAAAAGCAGAGTTAACTAAGTTAATGGAAGCTAATGAGCAGATAAGAATTGCTAAGGAAGCTGAAGATAAAGAAAAACAAGCTGCTATAGCAGAGAAAGAAGCTGTAGCAAATCTAGGGCAAGAAGAAATGCCTCAAGGTCAAGGACAAGTTCCTGTAGAACAACCTCCTATGGACCCAATGTCTCAAGAAGGTGCTACTGCTCAAGAGTTTGCTAACGGAGGCCCTATAACAGATTCTACACAAGTAGAAGTTCCAGACTTAGATTTTAGTAAAGATAAGTTAGATATCCCTGTAAATTTAGAGGGTTTTAATAGAGATATAACAAAGTTACCTATTCCTAGATTACAAACAGAAAGAGGAGAATTAAATTTACCTTCACAGTTTGCTAATGGTGGACCTTTAGATGAACAATTTCTAAGTGACTTTAGTAAAAATACAGATTATAGGAATGATCCAAATTTATCAGACAAAGTTAAAAGGAAACTAGATGAAATACATCGAGATACTTTATACACATTAGCAGAAACTGAAAGAGCTATACCTAGGTCTAATCAACAATACACACCTTCAGAACTAATAAAAGCTAGAGCTACTGCTCAAGGAAGACCTAAACAGTTTTGGCCAGGTGGACCACTAGATGAACTTAATAATGGCTTAAAGCCATTTTTAGAATTACCTCAAGCAGGTTTATCCCAAGGTAGTGACATTCCAGTAGGAGTTATACCTGACTTTGGGCAGCAGTTTGGAGTTACTCCTTTACCTTCAAGTATTGACCCTTTTGATGCTCCTTCTAGAGCAGGTAGTGCACTTAACTCTCCTGCAGGACTAGATAGGAATACAGGGTTACCTGTAGAGTTCCAAGATAATCCTTTAAAAATGAATGGCACTACTAAGGATAAAATTAAAGAAGGTTTAAATAAACTTACTAATAAAGGAGAAGAGACTACCTCTGGTAATAATGAAGAGAAAGCTTTTATAGCTTCATCACTTCCTGCTTTAGATAATATGATTAGAGGTATGAAACCTGAAGTTACTAAATTTGATAGAGTTAAGGCAGCTAATATAGATTTAGATCCTCAGAGACAGGCTATGGCTAGGCAAGCTAGTTTAGCTAGAAATATTCAAAGAGAAAATGTAAGAGGTAGTGCTAAATCTTCTGGGGAAGCACTTACTGCAATGTCTACTGGAAATGCAGCTATCACAGGAAATCTTAATGAGCAATTAGGTCAGTCTTATATGGCCCAAGAAAATGCTAATGCTCAAATAAGAAATGCAGCTAATGCTCAAAATACTCAAATCAGTAATCAAGAGATTATTGCTAATGAGCAGAACAGAGCTATGGCAGCTACCCTTAAAAATATGGGGCTATCTGATATCAGTACTAACTATCAAGGTTATATTAAAGATAAAAAGATGGGCAGTGAAAATGCAAGACAAAATGATAGGCTTATGTCTGTTATCAATGCTACTTTCCCTAATTATAGATGGGAAGATGATAATGGTGAATTTGCTTTACAATTTGAACAACAATACAAGACTACACAAAATAATGCTTATGGAGGATATATTCTCCCAAAAATGTAAATTATGGCTGGAATAAATAGATTTTATAAACCATCAAGTTCTAAATACGTATCTCAATTTGTACCTGACCAGTTACCTGCAGATTTAATGCTTAAAGGGTTAGCTGCAAAGCAACAAAAATATGATACTAATGCTGCTTTACTTAATAAGTTTGGAGAGGTAGAAATAGATGCTTTAAAAGGTAGAGATACTGAATATGCTCAAGAATGGGTAGGAGAAGAAGGAAAAATAGCTAAATTTATAGATGAGTCTATGACTAAGGATTTAGCTTCCCCAGAATTTATGAGGGAGTTCCAATCACTTAAAAAGAAGTTTAGTACTGATAAAGGACTTAAGTCAGTAGCATCTTCATTAGCTACTCACCAAGAATTTCTAGAAAGAACTAAAAAGCTTAAAGAAGGGAAAGGTACAGATTATGATAAAAACTTTGTAGATAAGTATAATAGAAATTATAGTGAATACACTAAGTCCACTGCTGCAGGAGGATTAGGTTTTGAAGGTAGTACACAGTTAGCAGATCCTAGTATACTTGAAGGAGTAGATATTAATACAGAAACAGAAAAATACTTTGACCATCTTAAGGCAGATGGTAGAGAAACACTTAAATCTTTAACTCAAGGACTATCTTATAAGGATGGATGGGTTGGAGTCAGTGGTAAAAAAGTAAACCAACAGGCAGCTAATGTACTAGATGAATACTATGAAACTAGAGCAGGTCAACAACTTCAAGCTAAGTTTAATGCGGAAAATATTCCTCTAGGAATGACTTATGACCAGTTTTATAGTTCTAGAACTCCTGAACAGTTAGAAGCATTTGAAACAGCTAAAAAACAAAGTGTAGCTAATCATCTTATTAATGTAGGACAAGGATTCATACATAGTAAAACTACTACTAACCAAGATGTAGCTTTAAATATAAAAGCAGGTTGGGATAAGAAAGATAAAGAACTATATGCCCAAGAAGCTAACTTCCAAGTTAATGGTAACACTTTAGAAATTAAAACCCCTACATTTAAAGAAAGTACAGCAGCATTTGAAGCTAATAAAGAAGCTCTAGTGCAGCATACTAATGTTAGAGACACGTTTGCTAAGATTAAAAGAGGATTAAATGAAGGTTCCTTAGAGCAATTCAGAGATAAAGATGGTGTATTACGTTTGCCTCCTGCAGATATGAAGTTATTAGAAGGTTTACCTGGAGCTAAAGATTTTATAAATGGTGTCAGGTTATCTGAGCCTGAAATGACGAAATTCACTACTATGTTAGATAATAAGATAGAGGATCATGATTACCAAATTAATGGTATTAGAAGTGAGCAGACTACTATACAACAAAAGAACATAGAAGCTGCTTCGGAGTTTATCAGCATTAAGGAAGGTAAAGACGTAAGATTTGGGGAAAAAGACTTGACATTAGTTGAGGCATTGGACTTAGGTAATAGCTTTGACCAAGACCCAGCATTTAAAGATATTAAAGAGGAATTACAATCCATAATAGATAATGGTGGAGATTGGAAGACTGCGCTTAATAACATTAAAAAGGAATATGAAGCAGAGCTAATCTCTCCTTATAGAGGTATAAAAGGGATTAATGCTGAAGACTTTACAATGACTATAGATGATTCAGATTTGTCTCAAGTAGAGAAAGATAAGATAAAACAAGACCATAATACAGCCCTACAAAGTTTCGATGATATAAAAACTTGGGCTACTGCTACTAAAGTATATGAGAATACTATGGACCAAATTAGCTACAATCCTTTCACTACATATGATTATGAGCAAGTATATAACTCACAAAAGGCTTACCAACCTGTAGCCCAAGTTATTAATCAAGAAACAGATAAATACGCACAACGCCAAGTAGATGAATATGGGCAAGTAGTTGTTACAGGGAATGCATATACTGCTGATAAGCAAATGGAGAATTTATTCAATGCTAATTCAGATGCATTTACAGTACGTATTGGTAGTGAGAGAATTTACCCTGATGACCCTAGATACCCTACTGATATAACATTTGCTTCTGCAAACAAGGAGACTTATAACGGTAAACCTACCTTTAATGCATCTAAAGAAGTGACTGTAGAAGATGCTTGGGGAATAGCTCCTAAGAAAAAAGTTACATATAACTATACTATAGAGGCTACCAACATGACAAATGCAGATAACTATTTTTCTGCTAAATCTTTAGAGGCTAAATCTAATGTACTAGCAGACCCTAATTATGACCCTAATTTACCTATGTCGGAACAGCAGAATCTTAGTGTTAATGGTAATCAGTCACTTATTGATTATACTACTTACGGAGATCCTCAACTAGCAGAACAAATAAGTAAAACTTCAGGATTAAAATCCCCTGGGGAAAAAGTATTCTTTAGTAGGTACAATGTTAATCCTTACTCAGGCAAAAATGAGCAAATTAACTATCAAGTTAAGAAATCAGGTAGTACTGATGGTGGGCTTATAGTAGAAATTACTGATAAAGCAGGAAACTACTTGACAAATGTACCTTCTATAGTAGTAGCTAACTCTGCCCAATTATCAGGTACTATTGCTAGGTATGAAGCAGAGTGGGCCCAAGAAGGCGAGGATATTAAAAGTGGAGCATTAGGATTAAGACCTCCTACTGATAAACAAGCAGGCTTTACTGATGAAGGGGTGTATAAAGGTACTACAGAGTTAACTGGACAAAATCAAGAGAGTTCATCTACTAAACCTGATTATACTGCTCCCTACCTAAATACTCTTAAAAAATCTTTTATGTTTAGTTCAGGAAACTAAATTTAACTATATTTGTATAAATAACATTACTTAATGGAAGATAACACAATAGATAAAGATGGTTTACCATCTAACACTACACCTACACCTAGTTATGAAGGAACTAAACCAGCCAGTGAGAATACTAGAGGTAGAGATAAAGCCTTTGATATAGTTGCAGAGCAACCTAAAATTAAGCCTACAGTAGCTACTGGTATAGGTAGTAATTTAGATTATGGTAAATTTAGAAATAAATTAGGAGATGATTTTCAATTAAGTAAAGGAGAGAAATATCTTGTAGGTAAATACAATGATATTGTTCAAGCAGAGATGAGAGCAGAAGCTGTTCAAAAATCTGAGGAACAAGGTTTCTTTGGTGAGGCTTTAGCATTTGGAGCTCAAGTAAGTTCTGAAATAGTTTTTGGTGCTATAGAAGGTGCTGGGTATCTAATGGATTGGGAATCTTTTATTACTAAAGGAGCAGAAGATGACTGGAGTAACGCAGTTTCTGACTGGGCTGCAGGTATGAAAGAAGATATCAATGCTGCTGCACCTATACACTTACATCCAGATGATAAAGGTAGATTTGCTATGGACAGTAGTGCATGGTGGTTTTCTAATGGTGTATCTATTGCTTCTGCACTTAGTATTATGATTCCTGTAGCTGGTTGGGCTAAAGGGGTTAGTATGGTTGGTAAAGGCGGTAAACTATTAGCTACGGGAGCTAAAGTAGGTAAGTATGGGGCTAAAGCTAAAGATATAGCAAAGATGGCAAGTAAAATTGCTAATAAATCTCCTAGATTAGCTAATTCAGGTAAAAAAGTAGCTGATGCTGTACATAAAGGGGTTATCTCTAGGCACATAGAATCTTCTATGGAGGCTAGTGGAGTTTATAAGGAGGCATATCAAAATGCTTTAGACCAAGGTCTATCAGATAAAGATGCAAAAAATGCTGCAGCTGCAGGTGCGTCTTTTTCATATAGAATGAACTGGGCTATGGCAGTACAAGATATAGGTCAATACATTATGCTGGGTAGGGGTATGGCTCCATCTAAGGCTATTAGTTCTATGAGACATGCTAGAGCTGTAGGGAAATCCCCATATAAAGCATTAGCAGTAGCAGGGAAAGATTATGCTAAGCAATTTGCATCAGAAGGTTTTGAAGAAGCTTACCAATTTGTTATAGGTGAGGAAGGTAAACATTTAGCAGGAGTTACTGCAGGTATAATTGACCCTAATGAGACATCACTTGCAGATAGAATGGAATCATACTCTAAGGATTCTGAGTTATGGACATCAGCTTTCTTTGGAGGGTTTGGTGGTATGGCTATGCAGTTTGCTGGTGATTTAAATAAAACAGAAAAAGCACAAGCAATTAAAAATAAAGTAAACTCCACAATAAGTAATAAAACTGGAGTAACTAAATATAAGAGTGAAGTAACTTCTAGAATAGAAGAGCATCTAAATAGAAATAAAAACATATCAGCTAACTTACAAGCTTTAAATCAGGCAGTACAAGCTGAAGATGATAAAGCAGTACATACAGCTAAGGCTAGAATTGCTTTTGATATTGGTATGAATGCTTCTCAAGTAGGTAACTTAGACTTAGCTATTGAGAATTTAGAAGAATTAAAAAATGCTACTCCAGAGGAAATGGAGAAACATGGTTTTGAAGAAGGTTTTCAGAAAGATTTAGATACATATATAGCGGCTGCTAAGAAAGTAGGTGCACTGTATCAAAAGAATAGTGCTAAATATAATAGTGCCTCTGTACCAGTTATTACTTATAGTCAATATATGGTTGATGAAATGTCAACTAAAGCAATAGAGTTAGGTAATACTATACAAGAGTTAACTGATAAAATCCCTAGTATTAATAATTTATCTGATAATGGTAAAATATCTTTTGAAGAGAATTTAAAAGTACTATCTAGAGAAAGGTTTATTAGATCAGCTAAGTGGAAAATAGCTAATGTTACGATGCCTACAGAAGACAAAGCAGCATTGGAAACATCTATAGCTGTACATCAACAAATAGTAGATAATAGTAAAGCTAAAATTAAAGAAGTATCAGAGAAGTTTTTAACTAGCCCTGATAAAATTGCAACTAACTCTGTTAAAGGCGCATATGCTGAAGAGTTATCTAAAGCTATTTCTGAATTACAATGGACTCAGCACTATCAAGATGCTTATATCAATGATATAAACTATATGACTTCTGCAAAAGGGCAAAAAGAAATGGAGGAGAAGAGACTAGCTTCCATTAAAGCATCTCAAAAAACAGAAAAGGCTAAAGATACTGAAGAAAAGCATGCTCTTAAAAAAGAAGAGTTAAATGATGGTGCAAGTAAAGTAGAAGAAGAACAAGTGCTTCAAGGAGCTACTAAAAATAAGATGACTGATGAACAGTTAAATCAACTACAAGGAGCTATATCTAGAAAGGAAACATCTATAAACAAGTTCCCTAAAGAAGTACAAGATGCATTAGCTGACTTTAAGAAAAGAAAATCTGAAGGTAAAGTAGATTTAGGTAGAGATGCTAATACTGACCACCAAGCTGCTAATAACGCTGCTGTGTCACATGTTACAGTGGAAACTCCTAGTAATGAAACAGGAACTATAGTATCAGAAGATGAAACTGAGACTTTAAACACTACTAATCAAACTACTCCTCTTGCATGGTTATCTGTAAATAATGCTAGACATATGGCTGAGGAGTTTAATACTCCAGAAAATAAAGCATTAACTAGTTTCCTAGAAAGAGATAATAGTATAGAAGGTGTAAGTATTGAGTTCAGTATTAACACAGAGCTTATAGATGCTCAAGCTGCTGCAGGATTAGAAGAATATGTAGCAATGAAAACTGCTGTTGAAAGTGGTACTATCCCAGAAGAATTAGTAGGTAGACTTCCTGTTAAAGGTTCATTAAAAAGGAATGGTGGTAATCTAGTACATAATGGTATAGCCTTAAGTGTAAGTTTACATGATACTACTTTCTTTGATTCTACTAAAGACCCTAAAGTTGCTGAAGCTCAAGTAAAAGAAGTAGAAAGAACTAAAAGAGAAGTAATAGAAGCACATTTCAAAGGGGAAAAAGTTTCTACAAAATTAGAGTATAAAACTGGTGGTTCACTAAACACTGCTAAAGACAGTAATGGTAAATTTGTAAAGAATTCTATATCCAAGGAATTAGGTAAAACTGCAGAAGACATTACTTATCTATATGGTGATTCTACAGATGGCTACTTTAATGTAGATGGTACACAGAACTCTGATTTATTGCACTTAGCTTCTGCTACTCCAGGAGCTGTTTATACAGTAGTTAAAAAGGCTAATGGAGAATCATTTCCTTTAAGGGCACATGTTAATAACCTTAGTATGTCAGAAGCTAGCATTATATATGATATATATGTACAAGTACTAGGAGATCCAGGTAACTATAAGAAAGGATTATCAGATGAACTTATTAATAAAATAAAGAATCATCCTGATGCTGTTGTTAATGGGTTAGCTGAATATCTTCCTCTTAACACTATGACTCATTCTGAGTTATTAAACCATTTAGTATTTAATGGTGAAGCTGTTACAGAGTCTAAAGGAGAATCTAGGTTATTCATTACTCCTGCTCAAAATTTAAAAGGACAAAAAAGACCTGCTACTTTAGTATATGGTACTGGTGCAAAAAAGGTAGATATAGATGGTTTAAAGTCAGCTCAAGGTAAAGACTTATTTATTAACCACTTAGCTAAAAATAGAAGAAGACAAGTAGACGTTAAAAAACTAGGAGATAAAAAGTATAAAGAGTACTTAGATAACAATGGTGTTTTATATACTAATGCTAAGGCTACTCCAGAGGGTAACTTATTTATTCAACCTGTTCCTGTTTATAGTGCAAATACTACTACTTCTGAAACAGCTGCTGTTGATACTACAGAAACTAATACTGTAGAAAGTATTGAAGAAAGGAAAAGAACTGTACTAGATAGAATTACAAAAATAAAAGGTACACAACTTTCCCCAGGATTCAGTTTTTATAGTCAGGAATACACTGCAGAAGGTAAAACGAAAAAAGGGTATCATTTTTCAACTAAGATAAAAAAATACAATAGTGAAGAAGAGGCTAGATCTGCTATTGTAGAGGAAATCAACGCTAAATACGATGCTGAGATAGCTGCTTTAGGTGAAACTACTTCTTCAGCAGAAGAAGTTACAGAAGAAGCAACTACTAAAGCTAAAAGTGATTTAGATACTAGTGTTAAAAACACTGAGAATAAAGGAGTACCTTTCTTTATTACTACTGCTACTAAGCAAGGGTTGGCTGATTTAGGTTATACTAAACAAGACATTAGTAAACTTAAACCTGAAGAGGCTTTAGATATTTTAGAAAAAGGGGTAATTAACCCAGAGAAAGCTAAAAGACAAGCTAATAAGGAAGCACTAAGTAAGCCGTCTACACCGTTATCTAAAATAGAAAAGCCTAATCTAGTAAATAAAGAAAGTATAGAAATAGCTAGAAAGGAAGCACTTAATAATAGGGAACGTAGGCAGGATTTAGCAGAGTTACCAATAAGTAAAAGTTTAGGGAAACAGTCTGTACGTAAAGTTATACTTGATTTACCTGTAGGACAGGTGTTTAGAAAAACAGAAAAAGATTTAAGAACTGCAGACAATGATTATTTTGCTACAAGTACGTTATACTTTAAAGTTATTGCTCCAGGCGTTGTAGTAGGTCTAATAGGCAGAGGACAAGTTATAAATGTCAATGACAGTAAAACTTCTTTTAACTTTAGTCAATTTATAGATTTATTAGAAGGTAATGTACCTACTATACAAGAAATTAATGAACACTTTGATAATCAACTATTAGAAGTAACAGACAATGTAACTACACAAAAAGATAATGCTCAACAAGATTTATTTAGTCAAGTAGAGAATTTACCAGGAACTGAAACTACTACTTCTACTAAAAAGAAGGCAGGATTAAGTGCTTTAGGTAAAAAGAATTCAGGTAAAAGTGCATTTAAAACTTATACTCCAGGTGCTTCTGTATCACATACCCCTAATAAGAAAGGGCATGAAGCAGAGATAGCTCATATTAATAGTATACTTCCTAAAGAGATAGCTACTAAGTTAACTCCTGATTACATTGGTTTACTTTCTCAAGGTAAAGTTATAGCTGGTTTATTTCAAGATGGTATGATTACAGTTAGTGAAATGGCAGAAGCAGGTACTGCTTACCATGAAGCTTTCCATGCGGTATTTAGAACTCTACTTAATGAGGAGCAAAGAGATAGACTTATTACTGAAGCAGAGAATGAGTATGCTTATCCTACAGAAAGAGATATCACATCTACTATGGAAGATGTTGGTGTGGGTAGAGTAGAAGCTATTAAGATTTATTTTGAAGAGCAAATAGCTGATGATTTTATGTCATATATGGCTAATCCTAAGTATGCTAATAAACATTATAAGTATTCTACAGGTATTAAAGGACTATTCCAAAAACTAATGGATTGGATTTCTGGTGTATTTTCTGATAAAGTAAAAGCTAGAAAGTTATTCTTTGATATTAGTAGAGGTAAATATGCTTCTAAGAAACCTAACATTACTAGAAGTACAGCATTTTCTGCTAGACATAAGTTATATACAGCTCAAGAAGTAAGAGAAACTACTAAGCAGATGGCTTACTTAGCATTTAAAGATGTGACTTCTTTAGATACTCTTGATAAATTTAATGCTAATAACATTGTAGAAGGTTTATCAAACCAATATAATAAAGCAGAAGCGTTATTAGAAGAGAACCCTGACGATACTGCTGCTGCAGAGCAGATGAGTAGATTAGAAGGAGTATTTACTGATGACTTACAAATACAACCTTTCTGGATTAAAAATGTTAAAGATTACATTAAAGACCAATTTGGCCTTAAAGAAGTAACCAAGATAGATAATAAAGAGGACTATGATGAAACTGATGAAGGTATGCTTAGTTTCTTACAGTCTTCTTATGAAGTATCAGGAAAAGAATCTGCTACAGAAACTATTAAGTTCCTAATCTCTATGACTCCTGATATTAAAGGGTATAAAGATGGAGAAGCTATATATAATACTGATACATTATTAGGTTTACCTAAGTTTAATGACTTTAGTGTTACATATAATGCTTTGGAAAACTTACTTGCAGGTAAAACTGCTACTATGAAAGAAGGTCAAGTTCAAGATGGTTATCAAGTAATGGTAGATGCATTGAAAGCTGAATCAGGTTACAAACCTGAATTTACTTTCTTATTGAATAAGCTAGAAGCTATGCCTGACCAAATTAAGACTCAGTTTCATTTCTCTTTTTCTAGAACTAAAGGTAACTACATTAACCATATTATTGCAGGAGAACCTAAAGCTACTATATCTAAGATAGGTACATCAGATATTAATTCTAAAGAATATACTATTAGAGGGTCATGGGCTGCAGAGTTTAGTAACAAGTATACTACTCTTGTTGATGGTGCACCAGTTTACAGTGCTGAAGAAATAGATAAATTAATAGCAGTTAAAACTAAACTTAATGCAGAGTTAATTACTGCAATGGGTAAAAAAGCAATGACTCCTGAGTTAGCTACTGCTTTTGGTAATGTGCTTACTCAATTAGGAGTAACTATGGCAGATAAAGCTATTACAAAGCTAATGTACAATCAAGGTTTACCTGTTGATCCTAGATTCCCTACTTTCCACCAGGCCAAAGCTATCAAACTTATTACTAATAAGTTAGATAAAGCTACTAGAGGTATAGTAAAAAAAGTGGGTACTCCTTTAACTAATGATACTAATATGTTATTAGATGAGGATACTTTCTTTAAAAATGAGCTAGCTAGAGTAGAAGGTGACTTCAGAAAACTAGGAGGAGAAAGTTCTTTCTTAGGGCCTGATGGTAATCAAATTTGGGCTTATCAAGATAATAACAGTTTCTCTAAAACTGTAAATGAATTTAAAGCAGGTGAACTTACTCACTTACAAGATTTACAGTCTTCTTTATGGGGGAGAAATTCACTATGGTTAGCTGAACTACTTCATGCAGAACAAGGTGCTAAAAACAGAGATGCTTTTACACTAGATTTATATGGTAACTATAAACAAGAAGATAAAGGAGATAAAGGAGATAAAGCATCTAACTTAAAATTCTCTGATACTTATATTGACCAAGTTAATAAACAACTAAGTGGTAGATATATTGGACTTGCTGAGGCAGATAAAGGACAACAGTCTTATTTCTATGGCCCAGCATTAAGAAGATCTGGTATATCACTTAACCCACTTACTAATAAAGTAGAATTTACTAACTCATCTCCAGAAACATTATCTATCCTTACAGGATACTTAGCTGATGAGTTACATAGAATGGAAGTAGCTAGAAAAACTATCTATGGTCAAGAGGCTACAGAGACTTCAGAGGCTATTCCTCCATTAGCAGATGATAAGCAAATTCTATATTACCACTACTATCAAGTAGCTCCAGGAAAAGGTACTTTTGGAGAAAATATGGATAGAATTGAAGGTAATGCTTTCAAGTCTTTCTTATTCCCTACACTACATACTACTGAAACAGTAGAGGTAGATGGTGTAGAAATGACTCAAAATAAACTAGAACAGCTAGGCTTAACTGATGCTAATGGTAAATT